GGAGTTAATCTACGATTAACAATTACCCTTCGTGGAGATGACTTGAATACGCTTCTTAAGGCTCGAAGTTATTTTGGCTGTGGAAGGATTTACAGTCATCATGGCTCTCATGCTTATTCCAAAGCATTTCGATTGGAACTTAGTACAGCGAGAGAATGGAAAAAGATAATTTCTCACTTTGAGAAGTATCCCTTGCAGTCTAAAAAGCAAAGGGATTTCTTGATCTGGAGAGATATTGCAGAAATCGCATTTCTTTCTGATTGGGATGTTTACCGTAGTGATATGGTTCGATTGAGCAATAAATTGAAACGGGTTAAGAAATTTAGCCCGCTGTTACGCTCTAAAGGACTCGCAAATGTATAGATGTACTGGCCGCTTGACTGACGTTAATATCGTCCGTCTTGAATCCGCCTAAGAATTAAACGTGGTTGAGGGGTGGGGAGAGCGTTGTTAAGGTTCTTCTCACCCCTGATACCCGTGCAGTTATTTGACATTGACAAAGGAGATAGATATGGCAGAAGAAACGGAAATTGTGACGCCGAAACACGAATTAAGAGAAGGGCTCAAGAAGTTCAATGAGAAGAAGAAAGAGGAAACTGCTGTCGTAGTTGAGGACGCAGCTCCTCAGGTGAAGCGGGTTCAAGTTAAAGGTCTCGACAGCGGGATGTTTAGAGTTGGACCAGATGTTTATGCAGTTACAAAAGGGCAGATCACATTGCTCCCAGATTACGTTGCAGATTATTTGAGGGAGCGTGGAAAGGTGGTTTAATGTTTCCAGCGCATCATTCAGGATTCAGGACGATTGCAGATAAAGCGAAGAAAATTTATGACGCGGCGAGTGGAGCAAAAGAAGCTGTCACATCCGCTTCTGCTCCTCCTGCGAAACGAAAATTCTTTGGAGAGACTCGTGAATTCGTGCATGATGTCAAGAAGGGTATAGGGTGGGCTGGTAAGAAAATTGGTGCCGGAATTAAAAAAGCTCCTTCCACGATTAAAAAAGCTCCTGGTTTTATTCCCAAAATAGAAGCAACCTTAGCGAAACATCCAAAAGCTCTTGGAATAGCTGGTGCGGGTCTTGCTGCGTATACTTTACTGCGACCCAGGAGGGACGAATGAACCTAGTTTATTGGTACGCGCCTCAGGGAACTTCAGCAAATGAAGTTGTTAAATTTCGCATTAAGAAATGCCAAGACAGAACGGGTACTTATGCCCAAGTTACTGAAATAACTCCTGCCCAAACTGCCGGCGTATTTACTGTTCAGTATTATGATGCAACTGGATCAAAAAGCGACTGGTACATAATTGAAAGTGTTGCGACAGATGGGACTGTTATCGCTCAAACTGACCCGAGAAGGGGAGAGACGACTGATGCCTCTGCGATTGATTTAATTTGGAAAATCCGCCGAAAGATTAACGATCATGTCCTGCCTTATTGCTTTCCTGATTGGGAGATGCTTGATTTCCTAAACGAAGCCAAGATTCTTCATAATCGTTTCAAAGAATGGAATGAGATGACGGAGCAAGATGAGTTGCTAATTACTTGGCTTGCTATTGCGAATATTGCTTTAACTCTCGCGCAAGATTCCTCGAAATATTTCTTGTTGTCTATCGACGGGATGACGGTTGATAAATCGAATCGTGTTGAGAAGTATATGCAGGTCCATGATAAATACATGGAACGGTATACGACGAAGAGAGATGAATGGCAATTAAATGCCGAGAGAAGTGGGTTTATCAAAGAGTCTTATATGACCCGCGAATCTTTTACGACTGGCCGAAGAACTCCTTATATCTTTGCAACACCTCCTGAACCCATCAAATTACTGCCAGCTCTTAATTTGAGCGCGGGAAGCGCAGAATTAAGGTGGACGCAATCATATGACCCAGGTTTTTATTATTACATTGTTTATCGCTCTACTGCGCCGAATGTGCAGAAGAGAGTGATTGAAGATGTCTACAATAAAAGAATTGCACTTTATGATGACCCTGGAGATTTTGCTTCTGGATTATGGGGTGGAGTGACTGTTCCGATAAGAATGCTTTATCGAAATTCTGTCACTTATTGGACGGATCAGAATAGATTAACTCCTGACCCCTTTTATTCTCAATGGTCTACGAATTTATTGTTGCGCGAAAATGCAACCTATTATTGGGTGGTTGGTGTGGTGAATAAGAACATGCTGATATCTTTATCAAATGAGATTTCAGCGGTACTTCCCCCATTGGGCCCTCCGACATTGTTGGCTCCAATACGCAATGACGAGGGTGTAATTATCGCAACAGGTGTTCCGACTTCATTCTTGACAGTGGAAATAAAGAGGCCATTGGACCTAGGATATACTGTTATTTCGACTGTCTCTCTTCAGACGGGAACTGTTCCAGCTGCTCGATTCGTTTATGGGGTTGGATGGTTGGGAGTGGGAAGTTTAATTCGCATGAAACAAAATTTCAACGGTGTAGATAGTGCTTATAGCATTCCGTATTCTGTGCTTTAAGGCTACTGTTTCCGTACTGTAAAGGAGATTATATGGATTTTGGAAAAACAGCTCGCATGATTAAAAAGACTGGAAAGAAATTAGCCCAGAGAAGTACGGGGAAATGGTATTCGAAGATAAGCAAACGGGCTCTTAAACCAAATCCGAAATTTGTCGGAATGGGTACAAGTCCATTGAAGAATCCAAGCACTGTTTTGACGATGAGGAAATATATGAGCAACCGAAAATTGGCGACTAAATCCTTTAGTGCTGGAGCAGCAGTCGGAGTAGGAGCTGGTTATGTTGCTGGACGCAAATCAAAACCAGGGTCTAAGAAATTTGTGAAGGGAGGAAAATAACATGCCAAATATCAAGCAACCAATTAATGTCAAAGATAATAACTCTTTGAGCAATCAGGATGAGAATAAGCAAGTTGAAGTTCCTGATATGGTTCGGAGACATCAGGCTTTGAAAGCTGAGATTGAATCCAAAAAGAAAGATGTGCCTCTTGTGGGAAATCCCCTCAATGTGGTGGACAATAAAATTAAAGAAATGCGCAAGAATGACAAAGAGTGGGATATGAAGAAGCCCTATAGATTGGAAGAGTTTCAATCTGGGATGTCTCCTTATCGCGGTCAAGGTCTTCTCCCGAGTGATAAAACGCGCGGTGTGAATGTTATCGACCGAGCTGAGGTCCCTCATTCTGACGCGATTAAACATACTGCTCAAGACGGAGAATAATTATGGCTGAATGGCATGATCCAGCAAGACACGCAGAATTCGCGAATGAAGCGAAGAAGGCTGAACATCAGAGAAAAATTAATCGCGCCATTCATATTGCGGGAACTGTGGCCAATATTGGCTTATCGGGGTTGGGAGCATATGCTTTGGGGAAATCTATCTTTAAGAAGCCTGGGAGTTCCCAGAAGTTTATTCCTCATTCTCATATATCTTCCGGTCCTCATGAGCATTTTACTGTCCCTCCTCATGAGCATAAATGGGCGAACATTCCGAGAGCTGTGAAGCCTGGGATTCCAGTTAAAAGATTCAAGAGGAAGAAATAATGGCATTTCCAAGTCGTCATAGTGGGTTTCATCAAATTGGTTTGAAGCCAAAGTGGTCAATGACTGCTTTGATGAAATCCAATATTACGCGCCGACAAAGAGCTGTGAGAGACTCTTCTAAATACAATGTTCTTGAGAATATGAAACGGGAACGAGTGGCAGACTTGAGGCATGAGAGAGAATCAGCGAAAGGAACAACTGGGGTGGGGTTATCTTTCTCATCTTCTGGGGCTCCGATTTATCGCGCACGATCACCACGAACGCCAGCACCAGGACAAGTTTCGAATGCGTTAAGAAAGAAATTGGTGACTCCTAAGGGGATTAATTATGGCTCATCTGGGGCGTAATAAATATCCGCTTACTCGGCAGGGTTTATGCGCCCCGGAGCCATCTATATTGGACCCAGGAACGATTGAAGATATTAAGGATTTGTATGGTGAGGTTGCGCATGAACGATCTACGCCAATTGTCATTGAGAAATTCACCAATACGAAAGTTGATTTATTTACGGGGACAAATACAGCCGGCCAGATAATTACTGTCTCCAGAGCTGTTAAATTGCCGCTGGTCATTGAAAAATTGACTGGGGTTACTTGGGCTCCTTACACCACTTTCACACGCGTAGGGCAGGTTATAACGCTTACTGTGGCCATTCCTACAACACCCGCCAATAACATCCGAGTTACCTACGATATTCAGGAAGATTCTACTTATGATGAACAGACCAATAAACTTTATGTGCCCTATTCTGTTTTGGCGATTGTGACGATTAATCCCTCTCCTAAAACACTGTTTGAATTGGGAATAAGAGATCAGGTTGATTTTATTGCGAAATGTGCGCAACAAGATTTGGTGGATACATTTCCCACGAATTATCCCAATACCGATGACAGAATATTATTCCAAGGAATTCGATATTCAATTTATTCTGTGGCTAAGAATGATTTTGTGCAGGATGTGGCGATTGATACCCTCATCACGGGGAAGACATGGAGCGAAGTAGCTCCGAGGACTGTGCCTTGATTTATAAAACTGGTCAATGGAAAGAAGCTCAGAGGTCAATAAATAAAACTCCTGCTGCCACAAAGCAGATGCAGGAAAATATGCAACGAGTTTTGCCTATTCGATTTTTGAATGGCATTCGGGGAGAGATTGTTACTCATGCAGTTCGTCCTCCATTGAAGCAGATATCAACCGGAGAACATGCTGGAGCGATAAATTTAGAGAAAGACGATAATGACACCACTGTGGGAATTCCAACAGACAAAAAAATTCGCGGATTTGATGTGGGAAAATTTTCAATAGATGCAGAGTATGGTGTTTATGGGGCTCCTTATATGGGTGTATGGAGAAGGTTCACGGACCAATTTGAAAAAGAGATTGATTCTGAAGCTGGTGTTCAGCTCGATAAGATGGGGCTCTAATGGCTTATTCTTATGCGATAGATACAGCACTGAAATCGGCACTGACAAATAAAATTAGTGTGTCGATTGAAGGGATTACTTATCCTGTGTTAGCCGTTATTCAAGCTCCTGAGGAACAATTTAAGAAGGGTCAATATCCTGTTCCGTCGATTGGAGTTTATTTGTTCGATATAGTTCACAAACCAGAGCGTGAATCGGATAAAATTTGGCAATATAGTGACATGGATACAGCTCCAACTCCGACGTACATGAGGAAGAGGCCAGCACCAGTGAAGTTTGATTTTAGGTATCAGATTACAACTGCGACATATTTCGCGGAACATGACAGGAAATTGACAAAGCTGATTCATAGCACACTTCCACCGAGAGGATTCATTCCTGTAGCGGAGGAAGGAGTTACGAGTCCACAACAATACAAACTTGAAACATATTTTGAAGGATTTCAGTCCCTCGACACAATGGGCGAATATCGGATGTTTCGAAAAGCTCTTACATATCGAGTATTGGGATGGCTTGACGAGGGGTTACTGACGACGCAGAAGTTGGTTTATACGGGGATTAATATTGATGTCGATGGAATGAGCCCAACCGGCGGGATAGATGTCGGGGTAGCGAATTCCACACTGACAGACATTGACGCTCGATAGAACTCGAAACAGAATTAACTGACATTGCAACCGATATAAATTTAATTAAAGGAGTACATCAAAATGACTAGACCAGGGATATTTGTACAAGAGCTTTCTGCACCTCCCGCTGGTATTGTCGGAGTTTCGACATCAACCGGCGCGATGTTAATGGAAGCTGAAAGGGGAGATATTGTTAATGCGGTCCTTGTGACCAATTTTCAAGATTTCCTAACGAAATATGGAAATGCATTGTCAGGAAAATATGGAGCTTATGCTGCCAAGAGTTTCTTCGATAATGGCGGAAAGAATCTGTATGTGGCTCGAGTTGTTAGCTCAGTTACCCCACCTGTTGTTTCGACAGTTGTCCTGAATGACCGTTCGAGTGGTGTTGCTGCTTCTAAGATTATCCAAGACTTGACCTATACCGCTGACTCAGTGGGTACTGGCGGAAATGCCATCACCATTGAATACACGACTGGCGCGACTGCTGGTGCGGAAGTGGTGTCTGTGTTGGCGAATGCAATTACTGTCCAGATTGAGACTGGTGTCTCTACTGCGACTCAAGTAAAGGCTGCTGTGGATGGTTTCCCAGCTGCAGCTGCTTTGGTCAATGTGACCATCTCGGGTGTGGCTTCGAATCCTCAGACTGCTCCTGTTGCTGCGACGAACTTGTTGGGTGGAGTGAATGCTGGGATTCCAACTCTGCAGGTTGATGCGATTTCTCCTGGGACATGGGGAAATGGCGCGACTGGTGGACTTCAGGTGACGATTGCAAATGGGACGCTTGATTCTGTGAATCGCTTCAACTTGACTGTTCTCTTGAACGGACAAGCTGTTGAGCAATTTACGGAATTGTCGATGGTTAGCTCGGATGGAAATTACGCGATTGGGATTGTTAATGGGGTGTCGAATTATGTCACCTTGACCGATCTCTTGAGCGTGACTGCTGCTCCGAATAATCGGCCTACCGTTCAAGTCGCTACGAACCTTGCTTCTGGAACTGCTGGATCGACTGTTATTGATTCCGACTTTACCAACTCGTTCAATAAATTAACCGCGATTGAAGCCAATATGAATGTCTGTTCTCCTGGTGTTCCCGGGACTTCGGAAGCTGTTAATTTGGCCGGAATTAATTATTGCTCGAATCGTGGGGATTGCACCTACTTCGCGGAATTAGCCGCGAATACGACCATTGGTGGGTCTCAGACAGAACGGGCTCTATTGGGTGATAAGAGTTATGGTGCGCTCTATTATCCGTGGATTCTTGTTTCGGATTATTTCGGTACTGGCTCTAATCCGGTGAAATACATTCCCCCTGCTGGAGCTGTTCTCGGAGTTTGCGCGAGAGTGGACATGGATCGAGGGGTGCATAAATCGCCGGCTGGAGTTGATTCCACATTGGCAGATGCTATCGGAGTTCAAACGAAGGTGACTGACTCAGACCAAGATGCCTTGAATGCGGTTGGAATTAACTGTATTCGGGTGTTTAATAATCTGGGTGTGGTTGTTTGGGGTGCGAGAACGCTGAGTTTCCAGAAGAAATTAATCTTCTTGCAGACTCGTCGGTTCTTGAACTTTGTGAAGAGTTCTTTCAAACAGAACTTTCAATTCGCTGTGTTTGAACCAAACGATAACATTCTGTGGGCGCAACTTATCAGAATGGGGACAATGTTCTTAACCGAACAGTGGAAAAATCGGGCTCTATTTGGTCGTTCTGCTGATGACGCCTTTTTCATCAAATGCGACGATTCAAATAACCCTCCAGCTCAGATTGATGCAGGTATCCTGCATTATCGGGTGGGAGTGAGGCCGACACGACCGGCAGAACAAATCATTCTGGAGTTTACGCAGTTTGATGGTAAAGCTTCAGTTACCGAACTCTAAGGAGGAAATAAAATGGCTACACCAAGTCAAGTGATAATCGAGCCCTACCGGAATTTTAGATTTCTGGTAGAGATTGATGGATTCGCCTCCGCTGGGTTCAATAAAGCAACTGGGTTAAAAATCGCCACAGATGTTATTGAATACCGCGAGGGTGGAGAAAACGCCACCGTTCGTAAGCTACCGGGCCAGACGAAATTTGACCCGATTGTGTTTGAACGGGGAGCGACTGCTAATACGGACTTTATTAACTGGGTCCAGAAGATTCACAAGTATGGAACGACTCCGGGGTTGTATATTTCCCGAAAGACCATTACTGTTGTGTTGATTGGTAATGAGGGAAAACGCCTGAAAGAGTACACGCTCCAGAATTGCTGGCCTTCTGAGTGGGAACAAGGGGAACTTGATGCGAAGGGTAACGATGTTCTTATCGAACGTCTTACTGTTCAGCATGAAGGTATTCTCTTGGTTGGTACTCCGCAGCCAGATAACTTGATAACAGTCTAAAAACGATATTGCGCTTGGGGTGGGTAGTTAAAAGCTACTCACCCCAGGTGTTTTGACATAGAAAATAACATGGAGGTCATTATGGCTACAGACGAGCTACAGAAAGAAGCTGCCCAAGAAGAACAGGAACAAGAGCAAGGATTTGAGTTCCAGCTTCCGGGTGGGTTGTTGGGTGCAAGTGGTCTTTCAAAAGAAGTCACTATGCGCGAGATGACGGGTCAGGATGAAGAGAATATTGCTCATCCATCTGTCGCGCAAAATGGTGGCAAGATAATCACGGCTCTGTTAAAGGGGACTGTATTAACCATTGGTGGGAAACCTACTGATGAGGAAATAATACGGAACTTATTGATAGGGGATCGTGATTTCTTAATGGTTAAGTTGAGACAAATTACCATTGGAGACGACTACACCACGAAGGTAACTTGTCCTCGGTGTCAGGAAAAGTTTGATGTTAAACTTAACCTTGACGACTTGGAGATAAAAGAATTAACGAAGCCGTCTTATGAGTTCCCTTTCAAATTGCCTAGAGGATATAGAGACGGAGAGGGAAAAGTTCACAAAGACGGCCTAATGAAGCTTCCGACCGGGGTAGAGCAAGAATTCCTCGCTTCAGCCCAGAACAAGGGGACAGCTACAACTGCCCTCCTTACCCGATGCTGCACCAAATTAGGTTCCTTGAAAGCTGTTTCTCAGAGCGTGATTCGTAATCTGTCATTTCAAGACAGAAACGCGATGAGCAAAGTTATCATGGAAAATATGCCTGGTCCGGTTCTTGAAGGGGCCCATACATGCGTAAGATGCACGAATAGCTGGACTGAACCATTGCAGGTGGCGGATTTTTTCGTACTGAGGTAGATTTAGCCCAATTGCGGGTGGAAGTTGGGACGATTGCTTTTAACTTTCACTGGAGTAGACGCGAAATTTACAACCTCACACGAAAAGACAGACGTTTCTGGGTGGAATTTATTAAAGCCAGCTTTGAGAAAATGAAGGCTTAATAATGGCGAATCGCGACTATACGATAGGCATTACACAGAGATTCGATGCGAAGGGCATGGATCAGATGTCAAAATCTGCCGAGTCTTTCAATCGAATGTCTGATGCAGCTGACCGATTTATCTCGAAGGGGATAGGATTGGCAGCTGTGGCTGTTTCTGTGGCCGGTGCTGGTAGATTAATGCTTGCCCCATTCGAGAGAATGCGACGAGAGATTTATGATACCGGAACTTTCTACGAGAAAATTAATGTCGAAATTCGCGGATTATTGGGTGGGAATAAAAAATTAGCTGATGAGATGTTCTCCACTCTTGCCCGAGCTTCTGTAGATATCCCATATTCATTTCGCGAAATGTTGTCGGGAATGAAAGAATTCATTTTCTTGGGAATTAATGTCAAGAAGACCTATGGGGAATTAACGACCTCATTAACGAAGACCAGTGCGACGGGAGCAACTGCGATGGCTGGATTAGCCGCTGCTTCTGGGGCTTCTTTTGAGCAAATTTCGCATGATGTGGCCTTAGCAATTGGAGCTGGACGAGCTGATTATCTCACTCACTGGATTGGTGGGTTGAACTCCCAGATGCTTCAAATGTCTGGGGCTTTTATTGGCACCTACCAGATGCAATTCGATAATGTGATGAAATATCTCAACAAGAGATATGGTCAATTCTCCCTCGAACTTTCCCGCACATTCACAGGCATTATGCAGAACTTCAAAGACTTGAGAGATATGTTCATTGTTGGGTTTTTGGATATTTTTAATAGGCATAGTGCTTTCGGTGAAATCAGAAAAATAATGGCCAATGCTTTACAGACGCTTTCTGATTTCTTTCTTGGCAATAAGATTCCCATGATGGCCGGCGCAATGAAGACGACGGGGAACATCATGAAAGAAATGGCCAATACCATTAATGCGATGGTGTTGCCTGTTATAAAAGCGATGATTCCGATAATTCAAGAATTAACCCGCCTGGTTATTAAATTCTCTGTTTGGTTTGCTGCTCCTGAGCATCGAAAAATAATTGCATTTTTGGGGAGAGGACTTGGATTATTGGGATTGTTACTGGCTGTGACTGGTGCCTTCATCGCATTTCAAGCGACGATTAATTTAGCTCGGGGAGCTTTATTGCGATTTGGAATTACACTTCAGGGTTCTATATCGGCAGCTATTGGGCGATTTTTCTTTTTCTCATCTGCGTTCTATATGTTGGTCCAGGCTTATTATCACAATTGGGGAAATGTGAAAGTATTGGTTGATGGAATCATTAAATGGATCATGGCTAAATTAGAATGGGTGGCAGATTTCTTTACTGTGATTACAGATATTTGGGCCAATAATTTTGGTGAAGGGATTACGAAAGTTGATAAAGCGGCGTGGGATAAAATTGGCCCGATGGGACAGAAGCTTGCAAAAGGGTTCTTCGTATTCACAGATGCTTTTAATCGTGCATTAAAGGGGGAAGGGTGGGGTAATTTTGCAAAGATTATTGGAAGTGTATTTTCAGACGCGATTAAACAAGTGTTTGGATACATTGGCACAATTCGATGGGGAGAAATTTGGAATAAAATCATTGACGGATTTAAGAAGCACTCAAAAGAGGGGATGTATTTACTTGGGGTAGCTCTTACTGCCGTTGCTGTGGCAGTAATTGGTGCGGTCATAACCAAGATGGTCTTAAAGGCTATTGGAATGATTTTTGGTGGACTTGATTTGGCGACTGGTGGATTGCTGAGTAAATTGCCTTTTGTTGGGAAATTATTTGGTGGTGGAAAGGGTGGTGGCGAATTAGGGTCCGCTGGAAATCCCATGTATGTGAAAATGGTTAAAGAGCCCGGACTTATTGGGTCTATTGGGAAATTTATCTGGGATATGGTTTGGGGAACATTTAAGTTCACTTTGGCGGCAGGGGCTTTATCTTTAATTCTTCCGAAATTTCCGATGATTGTGAAAGTGCTGTCATTCTTGATGGGCTTCGATATTATCAGTAATACGATGGGTATTGCTGCTGGGTTGGTGATTCGCATTATCGCCTCTGCTGGGGCAATTGTGGCCTCTTTGGGCTATATCCTGGCTGGATTGGCGATTATCTATGCGATTTATAAAACCTGGCAATGGGCGCAAACAGAAGAATCGACAAAAGTGTTGGGCGCAATTTTAAGATCAATGCCATTTGGCGAGAAGTTCATTAATTTAATGAAGAAATTGGCTGATTGGTATGTGGTGATAGAGGGGTGGATAACGTCTTCTATTATTCCTTCTCTTCAAAAATTCTGGCGACTTTTGAAATCTTTTGGGTCTGATTTGTGGACTGTTTTGACATTTGTATTTGAAAAAGTTTTTGATGCGGTTATGGGCTTGGTTAAATTTGCTTGGTGGTTGATGAAGAAGATTGGGCATTTTTTAGAGCCCGCTGGAAAATTAATTTCTTCATTTGTTGAAAGCCCAGAATCAAAGAGAGCGATAACAGAGGGTCCTAATATAACGGGGTTGCGAGTGTTGGAAGCTTTAATTGATTCGGTTGCCGATAAGATGTTTCCAACTCCTGCAACCGCACCTGAATTCGCAACTGCTGGTGGTCCCTCCATGACTGGGGCAGAACCAAAAGGATTTTGGGACAATTTAGCAAATGCGATGAAAGCTTCAGGTGGGAATGATGTCGTGCTTAATTTAACTGTGACTGCTGCTGAATTAGCAGCCGGGACTTCAAAGCGATTAAAAATTCGCAGCGGTAGTAGAGAGGAGCAAAAATAATGCCTAATGTTTTGGACACATTTGGGTCTCTAAAGAAAATTGTTTCTAATCCATTTAAGCCTTCTGCTTTTTCTTCTCCTCAGAAACCCATTCGCGGATTTATGGCTGGATTGGATGCGCATGGGAATTACCTTAAAGACCCGCCATTGCTTTTACAGTTCATGTATAACCCGACGGAAATGACTGACAAGAAAGAAGTTAATTTCGCGGTGACGAATATCCCTGGGTTGGATAGGCCATTTTATACCTATTCGCATGGTGGAGAGAGAATTTTAGAGTTTACTTTATTGATTAATTCATACGAATACGGAACTGAACGATCAACCAGCTTTTTGAATCTTCCCGGAATGGGTGGAATTAAGTCTGAACTTGCGAAGGTACAAAGCTTTCTTTACCCTTATCAGAACATGGACACGATTCAGAAGGGTAAAAACATCTGGGGAACTGTTGCTGCAACTGCGACGAATGTTGTTAAGCAAACCGCAAAGGGGTATTGGGGAACAATTAAGAATTATGGGAATCAGGGAAAGAATCCTCATAATCCATATCCTCCGCAATTTACTCCTCCGCCGAAATGTTTGCTGACTTTTGGGATGGAATTAAATGAATGTCTTATAAAGACAATTGATATGCGGATAACGATGTGGAATTCTGTTCTTGATCCTGTGAGAGCTGAGTGCAAATTTACGATGGCTGTAGATGAGAACAGCTCAAGAGCAGCTGCGAATTATGATATGCGCCGACAGATGACACGGTTGGGTCTGTTGAATGTGAATCCTCTTCAGAGCCTTCCAACTTTGCCTAAATTCGGGAGGGTAGGATGATTGATGAAGCTTCTCGATATGCGATGGGCGGAACTTATGTTACTGAGAAAAGCTCGTCGGAAGCACGAACAATTGTAGACCATGAACGCCCAATAGCTGTGACGGGTGGAAGTGGAATTATTTCACATGTTATTGTTCAAGGGGAGACGTTGGAGGGAATTGCTTTTCGATATTACCAAGATGCGACGAAATGGTGGGTGATTGCCGATGTTAATAATATCCAGAACCCACTCTTTCCACCAGTTGGTGTGTTGATTGATATTCCTATCCAAGCTTCAACATGAGTACGGAAGAAACAGTACAAGCTCCTAATTTTAAGATATGGATTGCAAAAGCTAATCCTGTTCCGACGACGACGAAAACAAAGGACGGGATAGAAGTTAAATTTATTAGCCGAACAAAGCTTGACCCACCTCACTTAACCAATGACCAGTTAAATATATTCAATGAAGAATTGAATGCGCATACGACGGAATTAATTATTCACGAGACGATGCAAGCTGCAGACAGCTTTACGATAAAGATGATTGACCCTGATATGAGCTTCATGTTTGGAGAAAATTTATTTATTGGGCGATATATCTTTATTTCGATTGGACTCGGGCAAGAAGTTGTCCATAAAGTTGATGGGTTTATTAATTCGATGCAGTATGAATTTCCTTCAAATGGACTTCCTGTGTTGGTGATTGAGGGATATGGAACGGTGTGGGACTTAATGAGCAAAGATGTTCATATGTGGAGAATTAGAATTGCAGATAAACCTGAAGAGATGGGACCGACTGTTTATTTCAATAAAACATACACATCCCTCAAAGAATTTTTTGACACGATTCAAGCGCAATTTGGACTTGAGCCAATAGATTGGGGACGAACAATTCCGAAAGATTTAGAGCAGAGAATACAATTGGAAGGCAAATCACGCGAATTCAAAGGTATGCCGAGTGGAAGAATGTCGGCGTGGGAATATCTGGGTCAATTGGCCGATAGAATGGGCTGTATTTTCTTTCTGAAAGGAAGAGAGATGCATTTCTATCCCGCAGCATGGATTGATGCTCCTGTTGATTTTGATAAGAGAGCTGCTGAAAAGAAATCGGCCATCGTTTCTCAAATATCTAAAACGAATAACCCTATACAGAAGGCATCTCTTCTAAAAAAATTGGGCAGTTTGAATCAATCCATAAAAGAGGTCATATCTAAGACAACAATATTTTCCAAGTTTGGAAAATTTACAACAGACAAAGAAGCAAAGACTGGAAAAACCTTCTGGTACAAGATGGATAATCCTCTTCGATATGGGACGGGGTATAATTTATTGTCCTTTAAGCCTGAACTCCAAAATTTGCAGGTGGGTGGATATTTTGGGATGGCTATGGACCCGAAATCTGGACGAATAACTTTTGGTAAAGCAACTGAGAATGATAATTTGGGCTCGATTCAAACAGCTACTCCGACACAAGGAACGAGTGGATACAATCCTAAAACTGGTCAGTTTATTTCTGAGAAGCCTCCTGCTGGTCAAGTCACATTATCGACGACTAAGAAAGCTCCTCCAGCTACAGTTAAAACTCCAACACCTCCTGGAACATCAGCGGCCCCTAAACCAAAGCCTTCTTTGCTGGATAAAGTAAAAAGTGCAGCTAAAAATAAGCTCAAGGAATATGTTCAAAAACTTGTTCCTTCTGGATTACTCGGGGGAGCAGCAACTTCTTCTGTGGAATCGGCTCTTACACCTGGGAAACAAGGGGTCAGAGTAATGCAACCTGAAGCTGGAAAATCCGATGAAGAGATGGGTGGATTATCTGCGGCTTCTTATCGAAAATGGATGTGGTTTGCAACTGCTCAAGCAGAAGTGATTGGTGATCCGCATTTAACTGTAGCAATGCCAGTATGGATTTATGGATTTGGTTCTCCTCAACAATTAAAAGAAGGGGTTCATAACGAAAAAATTTGCGGGAAGTGGTATGTGTTTGGGGTGACTCATAGAATTACAACTGGGAAAGCTTATCTTTGCGAACTCGAATTGAAGAGATTTTGGCAATGGGCTCAACCGACTCATCCAAGCGATGAAGACCATACGAACACCAAGAAAGTAGACGATGTTAAGTTGGTTCTCGACACGGCTTTTGGAAAGAAAGTCACGGTCGTTAATCCTCTTGATGGGACAGCAAAATGAGCAATAAATTTTATGGGAAATATCGAGGGGTGGTCATTGAAAATGATGACGCTAAACATCCTGATGGAGAAAGAAAGGGAAGACTTAGAGTTCAGATTCCCTCGATATTTCATGCGGATGCTGAGATTATTCAAGCAGCCCCAACGACATCAAATAAAGATGTGACTGCGACAGATAAATACATCAGAGAAAATACGCCTTCTGTATGGGCAGAACCTTGCTTTCTTTATGGTGGGGATTTTGTTGGGTTTAACTTTATTCCTCCAGTTGGTTCATTGGTGTGGATTGAATTTGAAGCTGGGGATTTAACTTTTCCTATATGGGTTGGTGTATGGACGACGCCTAATGTGGGGATAGGGAATATCCCTATAGAGCATCTAGGGCCGGCTGTTAAGACGATTCGAACTGATGCGCATTGGATGGAATTTGTAGACACCGACGGAGCAGAGATATTTCACTATAAGCATATGGTCAGTGGAATTGAAATTACTCTTGATTGGTTGGGTAACGCAACGGTTGTAGTTACGAATGACCAGATCATTAATATCACGCGAGATGATACACAAACGATTGGGCGTGATAAAATTACAACAATTACAAGGAATCGAACCGATAACATTGGTAAACTGTGGAATGTCACAACTGGGGATAAAGTTACTGAACAGTATGGGGGAGATTGGGCTGTGACGATAACGGGAAATGTGACAATAACACCGACTGGGTTTGTGAAATTATTGGCACCTGCGAATCAATTGATTCATCTGGGAGATGCTGTGGATGGAAAAGTTGTGACGACTATAAGCTTAGACCCTTTTACTGGATCACCGCATCCTATGGGTGCGGAATTTGTGATGGCAAAGAATTTCACATGAAGAATAAAAATTATATTCGCATGGAGAAACAAGAATATTTTAATGAGCATAAGAGGCTTCTTAAGGTCTTGAAATCTAAGTCTCATAAAGACGATTTGGCTGAATATAAGAAACAGAAAGAAGAAGTTGAAGAGAAGGAGAAATAATTTATGCCAATGAGTTCAGCCGTATTGAAGGGTGTTGTTAATGGATTGATGCCTACGAAGGCATCTCTTCAAGCTGCTGTTTGGGCTGCTTTACAGGCGAAAGGTTTTCATGATTGGCATGACCATCCTAACGCGTCTCACATGGTTGTTGGAACTCCCTCGATTAAAGACGCTGGAGACGCAATAGCTGACAAACTTTGGGACCACATTAAATCCTGTTCTGATAATCTTTGCGATTCGATAATCACGCACATTATTACCTACGAAGTTGTTCTCTCCACTGGGGCTGATCCACAAGGCGGAACTGTGGCCAGCACATCGACGGTGATATCATGAGTCTTTATTTCAAATCATTCGATCAAGAACGCAGATATTATAAAGCTAAAGCTGATCCCTACAATGAAGCTTTGATGACACAAGATTTACGCGATGTAGATGATGCAGATAGACGCCGACGAGAAGTACGAAAGGCTGAAGTTGCTGCTGAGAAAGCCAGAAAAGAAGAAGAGAGAAAAGCGCGGGAACAGAAGAAAAAAGATGACGAAAATAGAAAGCGCATTGAAAAGTTAGAGAAAGAGATTGCCCGAGTTAATTCTCAAAAATCTCCTTATCATGTCTCAAGGACAGGAGGGTGGAAATAATGCCATTTCAAAGTCAGGCACAAGTTCGCTCCTGTAAGTATTGTCCTGATTCCGTGAGGCTCAATGTTGTTAATGGCGTAAACAAGGGTTATCTGAGAACGTGTGGCTCTCAAAAATGTCTCAATAAGCAATATGTGGATGCAGCCATCTGTGCGAGTAAAAGTTTTATCAATGGGAAAATTAAGGGAGTTTGTCAGCATTGTAAAAAGCCATATGTGAAATCGGGTGCCAGACAAAAATGGTGCCTTACGTGTGCGCCTAATTCAATGTCTCGCTACCGAATAATGAACTATGGCCTTTCTGATTTGGAATATAAAGCGGTGGTCAAGCTCTCTAAGGGTGTCTGTCCGATATGCAAGAGTAGGAAGCCTTCTTGCGTGGACCATAACCATAAAACAGGAGAAGTTCGTGGGTTTATTTGTAACGCCTGTAATTTCAGCTTGGGCGGGTTTTTAGACAACCCACAGATTCTTGAGAATGCGTTATCGTACCTTAAAGGAGTTAAATAACATGGCCCCGTTCCAAAGTTCTGCTCAGAGAGGACTGTTTTATGCGAAAAGAGCGAGAGGGGAAATGTCCGCAAAAACGGTCGCTAAATGGGAGAAAGAAACGCCGAAGAAAAAGCTCCCGTATCATAAGAAAAAGAAGAAATAATGGAAGCGATTGGAATTTCATTTCCGTTTAGAATTTCCCCATCCACGGGTGGAATTCAAGTAGCCAAGTGGAATGATGAGGGTGATATTACTCTCATCAAGCAGTCGATTATTCAGATTATTGCGACTCGATTTGGAGAGCGTACAGTTGAGAAAACTTTCGGCACAGATTTGGTGACATATGTTTTTGACCCGATGGATGATGTGCTTCAACAGGGTCTTCAGTATGCGGTTATGAGAGCTTTATCTTCGTGGGAACCAAGGATTTCAATTATTGGAATTGAATTTTTTACAAACCCAGATGACGGAGCTGTTCTTTTGCAAATTAAATTTCAAGTGATTCGGTCTGGAACGCAAGACACGGTTTCAATACCTATTTAGGAGCGCAAATTATGGGAATTACTTTACCGACGATAGATTACACATCACGCGATTATAATGCCTTTAAGAGCGACATGATTTCTTTGGTCACAACGAAGGTGCCAGAATGGACGAATGTGACGGAATCAGATTTTGGTGTGATTTTAATTGAACTCTTTGCCCATGTTGCCGACTCTCTCGCCTATTATCAAGATAAACAAGCCAATGAAGCTTTTCTTGCGACTGCTCAACTCCGCAAAAATGTTATTTCTCTTTGTAAATTAATCGACTACACATTGGCTGGTCCTGTTGCAGCCACAGGACAAGTGACCTTTACAGTTCCGGTGTCTGTGTCCGATCAAACAATTCCTGCTGGGTCAGTGGTTGGGACATCTGGATCAACGACTGAAGACCCCCTCTTTTTTGAGACTTTGGCTGATGTGACTATTTTAGCCGGCGGAACGACTGGGATAGCGAACATTGTAGAGGGAAGAACTTACACAGATGATTTGGGGAATTCTGATGCTTCTGCGAATCAGTCTTTTGCCCTCCCGCGAACTCCGGCCATTACTCCAACGATTGCGACTATGACTGCAATAATTGTTGAGGTGGATCAAGGGTTGGGTTATGAAACATGGAACTGGGTAGAGAACATTATTGAATCTTCCGCATCAGCCAAGGTTTGGTATTTCCAGACGGATGAGAATGATGTGACCTATATTCAATTTGGGGACGGGTACAATGGGGCCATTCCAACGAATGGAGCTGCAATTCGGGCAACGTATCGCGTGGGTGGGGGATTGCGGGGAAATGTTGGTGTTGGGACGATAACGAAAGTTATTTCCGGTCCAGTGTTTATTTCCTCTGTGACGAACTTGGCTGTAACGAGTGGAGGGGATGACAAAGAATCATTGGACCATGCAAGAGTATTCGCACCAGCATCTCTGAAAAGAAACAACAGAGTAGTCACGTTGGATGACTACAAATCAATCGCGGGAGGATATCCTGGGGTTGCAAAAGCTGGGGCTATAGCCACTGTGACGCCTTTGAATTTATGCACGATAGATATTTTTATTGAGCCGACTGGAGCTGGTCCAGCGTCTCCTGCTCTCTTGACCGCGATTAATGATTACATTGATTTATACCGACCTGTCTGCACTCAAATCGTAATGCATTCCGCAAATTATATTTATGTGAATATTTCCGCGACAATTAATGTCTTGGCTGGGTATTCGCAAGTATCTGCAGAATCAAACTCCAATCTTGCCTTGATTAATTATTTTGCCCCCGGTCAATTTGAATTCGGGAAAGCAGCTTACATCAGTGATATCTATGCACTTTTGGAAGCGACGGAGGGTGTGGATTATTTGGCAATTACACAGATGACGATGCAGCCTGACTTGCAAATTATTCGCGCTACTGGAGATGCCACTTTTGGGTCCATCACAACGTCTTCCAATATTACCGCAGAGGTGTGGACAATACTGTTTGATAGTCCAACGACTTTTACGGTGACTGGTTCTGTGTCTGGATTACAAACTACGACTGGAACATTGGGGACGGTTTATAATAATGACGCGAATAGCCTTCACTTTCAAATTACCGCAGGAGTTGTTCCGATGGTTGCTTTGGATAGCTTTACAATTACGACTCTGACGAATTTGGAAAATGTTCCGACGAATGACACGCAGGTATTATTGCTGGGGACAGTTACCTTAACGATTGTTGGTGGTGCTTAATGCCTTTAGTTACTTATATTGCAGTCACAGAACCGAGAGCATGGGCATTAGCTGATGCAAGCGGGATTCGACTGACCTGGGTGAATCCGAATCATCCTTTTTGGGATCACACAGAAATTTATAAATCTAAGTTAGGGTACATAAGAGACCCACTCGATTCTACAGCGACGAAGATTTATTCAGGAACAGACGAGATATTTATTGACACAGATGTGACTGGATTGACCCCATATTATTACACGATACTGGGACTTAGCGGAACTCAATTGGCTCCCTATAATCCTGCATTTCAACTTTATACGAACGTGATTAACAAACGCACGAATAGTATTAATTGGCTGGTTTATGGGCCCACAAAATTAGACAATTTGTGGGGTTGGAATGGGGCTAATAGTCAAATATCTGCGATTGCAATTAAACGCTATGGGATTGGGGCTTTGATGTATGGAGAACCCGCAGACCAAAATGACGTACCTGTGATGGTGTCATAATGTTACCAGCGATTTATCGTCAGCTTGATACTGAAGATAAAGTCTTAAAAAGATTTCTGGATATATTTGGGTCTGAGTTTGATGTGATTCAAACCTATGCGGAATTTTTCACGAATATATTTGATGTTGATTCTTGTGATGCAAAGTTCTTTCCATATTTATCGCAGTATGTTGGGGCTGATTATTTTGAGGTCCTGAAATCGACGCAGATACGGAACTACATTAAGGGTGCTGTTTATACCTACACAGTCAAGGGAACTAAGAACGCGATTGAAACGCATGTGAGTACCTTGACGGGATGGGACCCGGTAACAGTGGTTGAACATAATTCTTTGACCAGCGGGATGATGCTGACGAATGTGGCAGGATTGAAGACTTTTAATAGCGCGACATATCCAGCATTGGTGGCTTTGATTGGTCCTATAGCTGCCTATGCGCTACAAGCAAAAACGTGGGATGGAATATCCATAACGGGTGACTACATGAGCATCAGGATTTTTTGCGAAACTCATGGTGATCCTGATAGGACGACAAAAGAGAATTTGCTGAATGAGTCCTTGAAAACTCAAGTTCCAGCGGGAGTTACTTGGACATTTGTTTATGTTAATTGAAAAAATAGCAGTAGAATACCAGGAGGAATAAAATGGCACCCAATATTTCAAGAGGCACCTTTAGCCCGACCAAAAAGTACGACAAGGTCATCCTACAACAAGGAGTACCTTGGGTGGATGCAGATTTCAATGAGATGCAGGACCTTACCCGAGATAAGATTGAGAAGATTGTTCTGCACTCAATCGGCAATGGTTCTCCTGATACTGGATTGCAATGTGTTGGCACGGGTGCTGTCAATAACTTTACGATCAAATTGGGAACTATCTTCGTCAATGGCCGAGTGATTTGGAAAGAAGCTGACGAAACCTATAATGGCCAAACCGATTGGGCTTCTCCTACCCCTTTAACTACCCCCGGTGGTTCCAGAACGGATACCGCTTATCTTCATGTGTTTGAAGAGGTTATTGATTCCGTTCTTGATCCGACGATTAAAGACCCCACCCTTGCTGTTGAAACTTCCCAGCGCATAAGACTTCGGGCCCGGGTTGAGGTGGCTGAAGGGTCACTGGTTATTCCGACTGACACTTTGACCGACTGGTATTACAAATTAGCCACGATTGTTCGCGCGGGTGGAAATGCCCAAATTACCGTGGGAATGGTGACAGATAATCGCCAAGATATTTCTCAGACGATTAGTGTTATCGACGAAACTGTGAAAGAAGTGAATGCAGCTCGGGGAAGCACGATCTCCCTCGATACCCGCCTCTCTGTTTCTCTCAATGCCGATGGAACTCTTAAGACCGCGCTTCGGGTAGATATTCTGGAAGATGGGACTCTTAAGGTTACGGACCCGAATGAATTAAATTTCACGACCGCGCTAAATGTGGTGGATGCAGGTGGTGGAAGAGCGACGATATCTGTGGACAGTACCGCCATTACGATGCCTCTCAGCCAATTAACCGATGCGCAAATTGTAGCCCCATCTCTAAATGATGTTCTATCTTGGAATGGGACCAAATGGATAAATGCTCCAATAATTAATACCGCTGCAAGTGGTGGTGTTGTTTATTTCTTGAGTGATACGATTTCAACGGATGGAAACCATAGCCTTCCAGCATTCCCTGACTCTGCTATCGAGCAAACTGATTCCGCGTCTGTGAGTCTTGCTGGACCTGCCACAGCTCTCATGGATTCTTATATTACGCCTGGGGTGGTTGGTGGCGCACAAATTGATGGCGGTATCTGGGAATTCGATTTGTACCGATTCACCAGTAATGCTGGTGGGACGAATACGATTATCCCGAAAGTTTTGAAACGCGTGGTTGGCACTGGGACTTTAACGATTACGGGTTCTGGGACTTCTCGAACCGCGACGATAACTGGAGGAACACCATTTGTGGCTGGAGATGCGAACGCAGATTTAACTCTCTGCGGATGTATCGAGACTCCGACTGCAACATTTGAAATCTCTGGATATACAAGTTCCAGTGTGGTGACGGTTATTACTCCTGGCGGATATGTGAATGAAGCTGGTGTTGCATTTGCGCTTCACAGATATTTATTCAGCACAACGACGGGGCCTATCACTGACCTCACAGTTGCATTAGAGAATGTGACCACTGTTCAGCCGGCTTTCACTGGAATTACTGCAACGGATAAAGTTTGCATTCGGTTTTATGCCCGAACGACGGCTAATCCTGCGCGGACTATTTCGATGCTTCATAATGGGACGACGCATTATTCCCATGTCCATACACCATTAATTACGCGCCATAATGACTTGGTTGGTCTACAAGGTGGTTCATCGACGGAGAGATATCATTTAACTCTCTCTGAATATACTGGGGTTGGTACTGGGGATTTTGTTCGCGCTACTTCTCTTACCGCTGCCTCTATTGCGGTTGTTGATGCGGGCAACTGGTACGATGGAGCGAACGCGGAATTGGCTCTTCAAGAGATTGCAACTCGGGTTGATTTACTTCGACCGCGACCTCAGACTGTTCCGAATAACACAGTCTATGTTCAGCCGGGTCATATTGTTAAATCAAATGGACAGGGGTCCATATTCTTTGCTGGGGGTTCTTCTCCTGCGTTTTCTGTGGTAACTGCTGATTCGCGAATTGACTTGCTGACCATAGATGACACTGGAACTTTGGGAATTATCGCTGGGGTTCAATCTGCTTCCCCTGCTGTTCCAACCTATCCGACGACCTCTCAAGTTATTGCTCATGTTCTTGTCAATGAGACAGTGACGGTGGTGATTAATACTGCTGATATCACTGATGCGCGGTTCTTCTTAAATCTGGGTGGTGGTGGGGCAACTTTCTATTACAATAGATTAGTCGTTGGAACTCCTGCTGCTCCCTATTCTGGATCGACCACGGTATTCGACTTGAACTTCTCTTATCTAAATGATGGAAAATCCGCGTTCGTGTATGTGGATGGGATTTTAATGTCTGTGGGTGGAGCGAATGATTATCAAGAGACCGCTGTAAATCAAATCACATTTAATTCTGCGTTAATCGCAGGACAGGTGGTTGAGGTGAGAGCGATTGTTGGTGCTGCACCTGCGACTCAATTCTTTGAATACCGCGAAGATTATGTGGTTGGTACGCCATCAGGGAATTACACAGGCTCATTGACTGCATTTGATCTGGTGAATGCATATGTGGCTAACACAGATAATCTCTGTGTTTATCTTGATGGTGTGTTGATGACTCAGGGAGCAAGCAATGATTATCAAGAAACTTCTTCAACGCGGATAACCTTTGTTCGCTCGCCAGGATTAGTAGCCGGCCAAAAAGTTTCATTCTTCTGGAGAATGAGTGGAGCTGCTTATAACGCCCAATCTGTGAATGGTATTTCTGCAAATGTAGTCCCTACGGCAAATAATTTGTTGCCGTTGAATTCGAATAGTCAATATGTTTTAGGGAGTGGGTCTGCCTCTCTTCCGTCTTTGGCTATTGGGACGACAACCACGGGTCTTTATTACTCAGCCACTCAATTAAATGTTTCCATTGCGGGAACTTTAAGAGCGTCTTTTGCGGGAACATGGAATGGTTCAATACAGTTTGGTGGTGGGGCATCATTACCGATTAGCATCAATGCAAATGACATAAATTCTGATAGCACTGTCCGTGTTTATAATTCTTTAACGACAACTCCGACTGGAGTCTCTTGTTCTTTCGGGCTTAACAATAAATCTACAACCGCTATTGGAAGCGTGAACTTCGTCAAGTACGCTAATGGCTATTCGGGGTCTTATACCTCAGGATTATTATTGACCAATAGCTGGGGAATTATCGTTGGTGGCGACACCATCGGGAAAGGCGTAATTGACATCGCAGGATTAACTGGAGAATTTTACATCTCTGGTAACGCGAATTATTATTGGTATTGGACGAAGACAGGGGATTTGGTTGCCTATAACAATGGCAACACAGTCTTTACTCAAGGGAGCTTCGGGGTAAGGACAGCGAATGGAACTGCTGGAGTTCCATCATATTCATTTGTAAATGACACAATCACAGGCTTTAGGCGTTCTTCTGCAAATGAAATAACAGTATGTAATAATGGAGTAGATACTTTCTATTTTACAACCGGAAATTTCTCTCCTTGGGCTGATAACACAAAAACGTGTGGAGCCACTGGGTATCGTTGGTCGGCAATTTGGGCAGGTAACGGTGTGATTCAAACTTCTCATTCAGACTTTAAGAGTGACATTGTGACAATTACCGATGATATTGAAGTACCAGAAGGGATTGTGTTTAACTGGAAAGACCGAGCTGGAAAATCCAATGACCGACGGTTCTATGGATTCCTCGCGGACAATCTTCCCAAAGAGGCGTTTGAATGGGATGACGCTGGGAATATTCTGAAAGATGGTGTTCATGAATCAGCAGTGGTTGGGATTCTTTGTCACGCGGTGAGAAAATTACAAGCAGAATTGGCAGCACTAAAATCGTAAACGACATAGTAAAATAAATCATAGGAGAAACTGACATGAAAAAACTTATAGAACTTGACAAGCAGGTGGCCATATTAGACGAGGCAATGATTGTTCCAGGGATGAAGCTCCCGACGTACCGGGGATTATTAAAGAATATCTTGAATCAAACATCCCCGAAGAATAATGAAGAGTCTGCGGTGATGGGGCAATTATTGTTAAAGCTGCGGGTAGCCGAACCAATATTAGAGATTGATAACGATGACTTTAAGTTAATTCTGGCGAAAATGGATTTGAATGAAGGGAAAATGTATGCGGGATTTCATTCTCAACTTTTATCATGGCTCCGAGAAATAGAAAAAATGGGAGACCTGAAAGTAATCTAGGAGGAATTTAAGATGGCACAGAGAATAGTCAATAACAGTTTGCTTGACGTTAAGCCCCAGTTAAATTTACTTGCTAATGGGGGATTTGAACAGTGGAATTTTGGCACGTCATTTAATGGGCTTACGACATCCGGTACACGGATAGCGGAGGGGTGGGTTACCAATGCGTCGGGGAACACACTTAACATTAACCGTGAATCTACTGAGATTGCATCTCTGGGCAGTAAATATTCTCTCAAATTTCAGGTCGTTACCCCTGCCGGGTCGAACGCCAAAGTTCTTAACTCTACGCCTCGGGTTGATTTAATTGGAAAAAAGATTTTTGCGTCAATCCAGGTAAAGACGACTATTGCGAATGGGATTCGCATTGAACTGAGTGATGGTGTGACCGCTGCATATTCCGCCTACCATACTGGTAGTGGAAATTGGGAAACTCTAATGGTTAGTTTAGTTCCAGGGTCTACTATGTCAGTTTTGCATTTTGCTATTGGATTTGAGCTGACGACAGTAACGACGGGAATTTTTTACGCGGACAATGCAATGGTGGTAATGAGCGATAAAGCAGTTGATTATGTCCCCGAAAATCCTGAATTAGATAAGGTAAAAACTGGGTTAGTAGCCGACGTGGGTTTGAATGTCCCCAATATATTGGTCAATGGTGGGTTCGAAATTTGGCAGCGGGGAACCAGTTTTTCATCCCCGGCGAATTTAACTTACACAGCAGATAGATGGGTGTATCTTCGGAATGGGGTTACTCCACCAACCGCAGTTATTTCACAACAATCATCTTCGTCCGTACACGACTTTGGAAATGGAGCGTATGGAGCATTAATCGCTATTTCGAGTGCCGGCAGCGGGTCTGACTCATGTTGCTTGTATCAAGATGTGGAGGTAACCGGTGGACTGCGACGAAAGGGCCGAGGCCCATTGACGGTGACTGCAAGGGTCAAGACAAATATTGCCAATCGCGTCAGAATAAAAATGCACGACGGGGTTACGGCTGTTTATGGGGCATACCATAATGGCGATGACACATGGCAAACTTTGACTTGCACGATAACTCCAAACTTGGGGTCGGCGTCAATTATTCGAGTGTATGTGGGAATTAACGAAGAGTCGGGGTATGGGACGGGGAATATTTATATTGACTCGGTGATGTTGACTTACGGAACAACACCGATTTCGTTTTACCCCGAGGATTATCAGATTGAGTTGGCTCGATGCCAAAGATTTTATGAAAAGGCTTCAATATCGACCATCGTAACGGCGATTCAAAGATTGACGAGTTCCTGTGTGGTTTATTCAGGCTTGTCGCAATTTAAGCAGAGTAAATCCGCTGTTCCGACGATAACAGTTACGGGGTTTGTATGTGCCATGCGACATTTACCAAACACGGGAAATACCGAAGCGTCGCCTGACACAGCAAATTGGACGGCAGCGGGGTACACACCAACGACTGAGAACGTGCAATTTGTTTTGGGACGAACAGTGGACCAAACAACTTATCCATTATTGGCCTGGGGCTTAACTTGGGCTGCGGAAGTTTAGGAGGAGAAAAAATGATTCGACCATTAAATATTAATGCAGAAGCTCATACGGCAGATTTTTCATGTGATGAACATGGCGGCGTGGCTACGGGAGTTAATCTTAATACGCAATGCCCATACACGATAGACAACTCGGCCATCGGTGTTAGCGGGTCTTTATTAACTCCGGCATGTGAATGTGTTTCTTTTCATCCAACTGTAGGCGGGAGTCAACTTGCTCAAAGTTTGGCAGAAGCAAAAACGGCATAAGAAAATAGGGAGGACTGAAATATGTCACAGACAGTTTTAGCTGGGAATTTATTTGACCAAAAGACGGGGAATCTTCTCGCCAATGGTGGTTTTGAATTATGGAACAATGGAGTTTCATGGAATCAGGGAGATCTACTTGTCGGGACAACTTTTGTTGCCGATGGTTGGCAGACTCAGTGTTTGAATAGCACGTTTTCATTGACGAGGGGTACCACAGCAGATACCGGTCAATACAGCGTAAAATTTGATGTGACGGTCAGCCCAGTTGGCTCTAAGACCACACTTTTTTATTCGTTCTTAGACGCCTTAACAGGTGCCTCAAACGCTCAATTCCTCCAGGGGAAAACTGTGTCATTTAGTGCGAGGGTGAAATGCAATTCTGCTGGAAAAGTTCGCATGAGAATTTTCGACATCAGTGGTGAGTCTTATTCTGCCTACCATACAGGTGATAACACTTGGCAGACGCTTACAGTTACGAAAACAATAGCCACTAACGTAACATATCTGTATGTTTATATCGGGCAGAATGACACCACAACGGATGTTGGAATTTGTACTTTTTATATTGACTCAGTTATTGCAGTGGTTGGTTCTAAGCCGGTTGAATATATCCCAGAAAATCCTGAAATTGAGAAAGTTATGGCTGGGGCGGTAACGGCTCTTCAGCAGAATGTTTCCAATATACTGATTAATGGTGGGTTTAATATCTGGCAAAGAGGGACATCTTTTTCTTGTTCAAGTTCAAACGTAAAGTGCGCTGATGGTTGGGAGTTGGCTATTATAGGTGGAGGGGCTACGATTTCAGCTACACGGGCTAGTGCTCCAGCTCAGGGAGCCCCCGATGGGACGTATTGTATGAATTGGTCATTGTCGGGAAGTTTCGGTGGTGGTTATACGAAAGTTCTTCGTCAGACAGTCACTAATCCACAACGATTCGGTGGAAAATATCTTACGTTCTCTGTTTGGGTGAAATGTAACGCCACCTATGTTGCGGCACTCAGAATTTCCACGACAGGTACCGGGGCTTTTCTTGGAACCAGTTCAGGGAATGTTGGAACTGGTTGGGAATTATTGTCTGTGACTACTCCCGTTGCCATTAACCCAGCATCTTCAGTGATTCGTGTTGAAGTTACCAATCTGAGCGATACCCCGAACATTTACATTATGAATGCATCACTCGTCGTTGGGAGTGTTGTGATGCCCTATATATCAGAAGACCCAGCGATTGAGTTGATGAGGTGTCAGAGGTATTATCAAACGCTCGGAAAAGACTTTTCAACCCAGTATGTGTTTCTCCCCCTGAAAGGCAAGACGGGAGAAGCAAATGGGCCGGCAATGTTGCCAGTTACTATGGCGGCAATTCCTACTATCACATTTAGTAGTCAAACAGCTTTTACAGTTGATGACTCTGCGGGGAGTCAGATAGCGACGACTGCTATGAGTTACGCATCTTTGAATCCTCGTGGTAGTAGAATCCAAGCTGTTTCTACTGCTGGAGTGGCAGGCCAATCGCATTTATTGTACGGAAATAGTGTCAATGCTTATATTGCATATGAAGTGGGATAGGAGGATAAAAATGATTCGTCCATCGAATATAGATAAAGTTAATCATACAGCAGATTTTCAATGTGATGTTCACAGTGGCATCGCAGTAGGAGTTGATTTGAATACACAGTGCCCATACACGGAGGGTAACACAACATTTTCCGTGTCAGGGTCTTTGTTGGCTGCTCCATGTGATTGTTTGACAGGGTTTCCAGTTGTTGGTGGTGGAGAAATATCACAAGATTTAGCAGAAGCGAAAACCGCTTAGTTATGCCCGCGAGGGCAATATTAAATGGCTCTTCTGGGAATGCCTCAGAGAGCCATTTTTATGGAGACACATGAACGTTAAAAAGAATGCATTGACAGAGTGGTTAGCGCAAACTAAGAAACTTTCTAAAGCCAAAGATTATATTTGCCTTGAAGTGGTCGATAATGTGATGGAAGTTTTGTGGTTTTTGGATAAGAAAATGGTCCTGCGCCGTCGAAAATTTTTCGATAGATTGTGCGAGCAATACCATAAACCGAATCCCATTAATTTACTTAAGAAACCGAATGAACTTGAAAAGATTTTTCAAGAGAAACATGATGGAATGACAAGACAAGAATACTTTAAGAAAATTCTTCACGATAATCCTCCCCCATGTATCGCGCGAAAAGATTGGATTTCATGCGGGATGTCGAAATTCGGGATAAAATTATTGTCATGGATGACCGAAGCATCTATTGGAAGATGTGAGTCAAGTCTTAAGGATTTAGACTGGCAATGGTTTGAGATTATCGACTTCATGTATGAGCGACCTGAATTAATTAATCCTGCATTAATCGACGAATATATAGAGAGCCGAATCAATGAAGTATGTGAAAATCACAAGAAGAATAACCCATTGTCCAATGGTTTGCGCAAACGATTTGGAAAATACTGGAAAGATGAAAAAGGAAATTGGCACAAAGAAAAGAGGGTAAGATTTTGAAATTTTTAATTGCGCTTATTAAAAAGATTTTGGATTTAATGGGAACGAATCCCACGAATGATCCAATACCGTTACCCCAAGATAAGCCAATAAAAGTCTCCGTTACGGTCCCCATAATTGCAACAGGTGGAGGGAAGAATGTGAAAATGGAGCCCAAAGATTATGCAGCATTTGTCAAGCCATTTACTGATGAAATATTTGTGCGCTATCAAATCCCGCGAATTATTACTTTGACACAATCTGCTCATGAATCTGGTTGGGGGAATTCAGAATTAAACAAGAAGGGCAATAATTATTTTGGAATGACGAAAGGTTCATGGACAGGTCAGATTATCTCTTTTCCCTCGACAGAATTTCACAAACTCCCGCCTGAAAAAATTAAATATTGGAATCGACCTGGAGATATTATCTCTAAGAAACCCGATGGAAAGGGTGGTTCTGTTCTGGTTGTTAATATTGATTTCCGCAAATATGATTTTCCATTAGATTCATTTGTTGATTGGGCTAATCACATTAAGAATTATTATCCCGCCGCTTATTCAGAGGCGTGTCGAAATAATGTGCCAGGATTCTTTGCGGAAGTTGGGAAGAAATATGGGACGGACCAGAATTATTCGAACTCGTGTTTGGCATTATATTCCAAGGTCACAAATGAAGGATTAGCATAATCTTTACGCTACTGAAATAATAGTGAGAAAGCACTGGGTTAGGGTCATCGGAATCTCAGTTGTGGTGATGGAAGTTAAAGCGGATGACCAACAAACCGCCGAGAGAAAAGCATTGGGTGGATTGGGTGAGTGGCTAGATTTCCCGAAGATTCATACGCAGATCGAATACATAAAAGAAGTCACTAAGGAGGACATTAAAAATGGACGCGACAATAATCACATCAACAGCGACGATATTAAACCCGGCGGTTAATTCCGCGATTTCAAACGTGTTATCTGATTTACTTCAGGTGGCATTATTGCTTTTAACGACCGGAGTTGGATGGGCAGTTAAAATCTGGTTAAGCTCCATGAAATCGAGTTGGAAGCAGACAATTGCTTTGAGACTTGTTTCTTATGCGGAACAGAAGATAACCGGAAATCCTGAGAAATTAAAATATGTCGCGGAACAATTGAATAAGAAATTCCCGCGAATTTCAACGGAAGAAGCACATCATTTAATTGAAGAAGCAGTTGTTAATCTTAAATCGCAACTGAATCCTTCTTAATCGAGTTTATTAATCATCGACGCGCGAAGATTTATCGAGCGCACCTTTCGCCCCATATCCCGTAGGGGTATGGGTAAGCGAAAGGGATGGAAGGAATTGCTGTAAATCTTCAAAATCCGCGTCGAAGAGAGAATAAGAGACGTAGTCTCTTATGAACGATGAGACGATGACATAAACTACTTGGCGCACTGTACATAGCATTGTGCCATGTATATATGGCGCAATGTAATATAACGCGCGTTAATATGGGAGGGATTATGATGACGAAATTAATTGAGTTGTTGAATCTGCTGATTAATGGAATATTTTATGGGTTCGGATTAACTGTTGGTTATAAATTATGCATGTGGCTTTTTGTGAAGATGCATTTTGGCATTTAAGCGCGTTAAATTGTTAAAACCATGCCAGACTACCTGATTGCGATTAAAACGCGTCTGAAATGATTCTAGATGGGTTCTGGATGGTCTTAAAAGGAGGGTGAGATGGGCTTTTTGAGAAGAATACGCAAAACAGGGGTTATTCCTGCTGTTCAGCGCGAATTAAAGAGAAGAGCTGTTCCTGCCGAAAAATTTATCGCTAAACATTCCAAGTTCAATTTCCCATCATCTGTTAAGCCAGTGGGGTCACATCTTCAAGCGGGTGTTGCTGTTAGACGCCACAGATGGCCTGTTAATATTTTTACAGGTAAGGGCCCTAAGGGAGCTGAATATCATTTGCCGAAAAGAGTGCATCCCTATGTTGCCGGACATGAAGTGGGTCATGTGCGTGATATTGTTAAACACGGATATCCGAAATGGCATGAACGCGGATTGGTTGGGCATTTAACAGGCGGTACACATAAACGCGAGATAGCGGCTTGGAAACATAGCCCCATTAAAGTTCGTGGTCCGCGTGGTGAAGTGATGAGAGCAGGAGCTTTGGGGACTTATGCTGCTGCGAAACATTTAACCCGAGCAGGTGCAGTCGGGGTAGCGGGTGGTGCTGGATATTATGCTTACAAACGACATAAAAATAAATCTGCTGAAAAGGGTAAGTAATTATTTCCGCAAACTATGGGGAAAGATTATTTACAAAGACCGCTATGAAGTGGCGAGATATATTTTAATTACGACATTGAAAACAGCTACGGACCATTCAGAAGGAACCATTGATGATTTTGTGGATGGCCTGATAGAGACAGAAATTGATAGGAGGTATTCTCATGCCAAAGTGCGCGTTAAATAAGGACACAGATTCCCCTGATGATTGGAAAGGGACAGACGATGATGTGTGGTATATGCGATGGCGGATTTACTGCAAAGGTTTATTTGCATTCGCGAATAGATGCCCGAAAGGAATAACGATATCTCTGGTGTTCCTACCGGGGCTGTTCCTATTGCCTTTCACGATTTGGTTTACCGGATGGTCCTGGTGGTATTTATTCCCCGCGATGATTATTCCTGTGGCGCGAAAATGGCGATTAATGCCAACTGTTATTTTCGCGATGAAAGGGAAAGGTCCGTGGAGATTAGAAAGCACAGATAGCAAGATTATTGTCCCGATGGATGGCCTACCGAATCCGACATTCTTCCCTCGCTTAGAAACTTCTGCTGCTTCTATCATGACGCCATTTTATTTGTCCCGAGTGCAAAGATGGACGCGATGGCATTTTCAATTGTGCTGGCCTTTCTTGGTGGCTGGTCATTTTTACTTTAAGGCTGAAGATGTTCCAACGCCTGAGAAAGAGCATGATACCGATGGGCAGTTATTAAATGCTTATCGGGGATGGCATAGGGATGAAGACGAAATTTTCTGGGGTGATGGAGGTTTCGCCGGCACGGTTTGGAAATAAAAGTGGATGTGTGCGTGAAGGAACCTGGCGGAATATGGGATGGGCTGACATTCTTGTGGAAAGAGATGAACCGAGACACGAAGAAACCAAGCTTGTCTCGAGTGTCAAAAGATTTCCCTTTGGTGGACTGGAAAGCCCTTTTCCAGCTTCTCAAACGATGGCTTCATCTACGCTACTGAAACCCTAGCGATAAGCTAATTTACCGACGAGAAAATATTGTGCTTGACAGCTTTTCGCGATTCATGCTACACTTCTTCCCACTTACTCAACCTAATGCGAACTATCGACGAGAAATTGACGATTTACGACGAAGAACTTGATGTAGAAAATGCTTGTGGGGTGAAATATGTTTCTTGGGAAATTACGCCCCTTTCAAACAGAGATGGGATTGTTTCTAGTGAATAAGAAACGTGTCATTAATGCCAGTGGCACGGGACTTGGGAAATCAGTAGAAGTAATAGCATCCGCAGAGAAATTGTTTGAAAAGGGATTAGCAGACAGATGTTTAATCATTTGTTTAGCAACACTGAAAGAACAGTGGTGTAAGAGAATAAAAGAGTTTTCTGATCATAAATACGTCCTGATAGATGGGACTCCTGCCAAAAGAAAGCAACAATTCGAAGAAGCCAAAAAATCCGAAAATAAATACATAGTCATGAATTATGAGACCACCTGGAATAATTTAATCCAGGTATGGGATTTGCTTGATTTATGTGGGAGGGAGAAATGCGTAATAGCTTTGGACGAAGTAACAAAGATAAAGAATTTTCGCACGAAAACAAGCAAGAGAATAAAGACTCTATTTGCCCGGTGGATATGGGCTTTGACCGCGACTCCGATAGAGAACAGACCCGACGAGCTTTACTCGATCATGGAGATGTTGAACAGGAATGTGTTCGGGAGTTTTGGGAAATTTTCGGGGCAGTTCATCGAGAAGAATTTTTGGGGTGGTGTAGCCCATTACAAGAATCTGGACAAGATGGCAGTTCAAGTGGCTCCATATTTGTTGAGACACACGAGAGAGATGGTGAAGGACCAATTACCTGAATTAATTTTCAAAGATTATCAATGCGATTTGGGTGACGCTCAGAAGGTTTATGATTTTGTGAAAGAAGATTTAATTGCAGATTTAGAAAATCTACCGGATAGAGATGTGTCGAAATTATTTATTTCGACCAATCAGGGAACACTTGATAATAATTCTTTGTCTGTGGTGATTCAGAAATACACTGTGTTAAGACAGATATGCCAATCACCGCAGATATTAAAAACCGCAGATGGAGAATATGCGAAATATTTATTGAAGCAAGGAATTGTGACGAATCAGATGGGAGATAAGATTTTTGAGGCGACAGAATTAATTAACCGCATTTTGGAAGAAGAGCCGAAGAATAAAATTGTGGTGTTTAATTATTTCAAAGGATTTTTGAGAATGCTGGAAGATGGTCTTAAGAAATTGGGCCATAAAGTCCTGAAATATACGGGTGATGAAGATTCACGACAAAGAACGCAAGCGCAAGAATTATTTAATCATGACCCAAAGTATCGAGTTGTTTTGTGTTCTGACGCTGGTGGATATGGTGTGGATTTACCTGCTGGGACTCACTTATTAAATACGGACATACCCTGGCATCCTGGGAAATTTGAACAGCGCAATCGAATTCAGAGAATTTCTTCCAAGCATGATGTGAACACAATTTTAACGCTGACTGGACGCAGAACGATAGAACAAAGAATGTACGATGCTTTATTGCGCAAAAGAAAGATGGCTGAAGCTGTGGTGGATGGGAAGCATAAGGGTGATTTGGAACTCAATGAGTTTGTGATTAACAAAGAAACATTGCACAAATATCTTACTGGGGAATGATTTATGTATTGCAAATTTAATCAAATTGGGGACTTCTCTTCCGACGAGAAATGCCATTTTCATTAAATTTAGCATACATAAAATGATACGGAAGGAGATAAAAAATGAATGTTGCAACATTGAAAATGCCTCCTAAGAACGCATGGAACGCTTATCGAGAATATCGAAAAGCAATTGGTAAGGGTGGAGACCAGAGAGACAGAGCTGTGATGGCTGGTTATAAAGCCCTTTCTAAAGAAAAAACGGTGATTGATCTTGCTCAAGCAATTAAGATAGCCGGCTGTTTCGATTACGGAAATGGTCTGCCGAAATTGGCGATTTCACGCGCAGACATGAAGACTTGTTGGTGCATAAGAAAAGCATGGTCTGGTGCCGTTATTTACGACGTGGGTACTTGGGGTAGAGCAAATTCAACGGCGAAAATAACTTTGCCCGATGGGACATTTAATCGACTGACTCTTCCCAATAACTCAACTGATATAAGAGGTCAAGCAATTGTGCCATTAATTCCTCCCAATATCAGACCACCGGATACAATGCTGCGGAATTATTGGATTCTGTGGGAAGCAGAATGGAAGATGCAACCACCAGGAGATCCGATATTGTTAAAAAAATTGGGATTAAATCTTTATTGCGTTATAGCGAGTTGGGATTTAACTCCTATAGAACAAGCCGTATTACGGAGATAATTATGTGCCCTTATTGTGGCGCAGAAGTAGCTGTAGCTGGTGATGTGTTTATGTGTGGTGAATGCGGGAATGAGGTTTGTGAAAATTGCGCAGATAATCATGAATGCCAAGGAGGAAAATTAAATGACTGAACAACTTGTAGAAAAGAATCAAGTTCGATGCCCTGTATGTGGGTGGGAAAATACACACATAAAAAGCACGACTAAAATTGAGAATTTAGTCACTGTTGAGATGTGGTGTGAACATGGTCCAGGCGGTGTTGGGCATACATGGGAAGAATGCTTTGTGGAGTATGAAGGATTTACTTATAGATTCACACGAACAAGGGAGGAAGAAAATGTTTAGCGCATTGACAAGATTAATTAAGAAGCTTCGAGGAACGAGCCATCCCGCTTATTTGAGCGGGTATATAGACACTTCATCTGGAACTGGGTTAGGTCAAACAAACGCAGCCACAATTAGTGTGACGAATTGGGTTAATGCCCCTGTTCAATCGAATGAGCCTGTTTCTGGTGGGTCTTATAAAGATACTTCAGTTGATGGTCGGGTAGAGGCGAAACCTGTGGATGTGGTGAAAGAATTAAATACTGAGAATCCGATAATTAATTTGGGTGATTTGAAAGCGCAGATTAAAGAGGTTGAGAAGCGCATTAAAATTCTTAAGAAGCAGAAGGTGACTCCTAACGATGAGAATGAAGCTCTCACTTATATTAAAGCGCGAACGAAATATAAGAAGTACGAGAAGCTCTTTAATTATCAAATTACGACCAATAAATTAGTTGAGGATTTGACGCAGAAATATAAGCTTCAACGTGTTAATTTTGCGAGCTATTATAAAACGGTCCCAACTGAAGCTCTCGATGAATTAGAAAAATTCGTGAAAGCATGTGGGAAGGTATCTTCTGTGGACCCTGAGATTAAATTAATTGTGGACGATGGTGGGAAAGAGCATAAGAAAGAGCATAAGAAAGACCCAATTATGCTGGGGAAATCGCCATTCGGACGCTGGTGGTATATCTTGGGTGCTTGGGACAAAGAAATTAAATATGTGGATGACATTATCTACAACGGTAAATAAAGGAGAAAGGCGATGATTAGTATTGGAGAAGCGCAAATAATTAACGATTCATTGGACAAGATATTCAAATTCAAGGTTGGCGATTTCGTTCAAGTTGGGGCTCTTGGTGAATACATTGAGAAACCTATTTGGCAGGGATATAGCCATAAATCAAATAAAGAAATGGGTGAAGATAGGTCTTGGATTAATCTGAATTTCGGTGATCCAAAGGTCATTTATCAGGTGGTGGAGAGATTGCTCCAACAGTGTCATGGCGGGGTTCAGAAGCATTATTATCTTCGCATGATGATGAACAATGGGGCCATTGAGCGACAATTGCTTCAGATGACTGAAAATGAATTGGTTTTATCTGCACCATTTCGACGCTCGAAAGAATTGACCAAAGAAGAAGTCATTAAATACGCAAACGATGTGCTGAAGGATTAATCATGAAAAAATATTTCGGATTGTTTGTTGTGATTGCAGTTCTTCTTGGTTTGGCTTATTGCGCGAAGAAAAATCCTGACGGATTCAAGTGGATGAATCTGTATGGCCATTAATTGGGGCTCTTTTTGGCTGGGAATTATTCACGCGGTAATCACAATAATTGTGGGTCGAGCTTGTTATATTTTCGGACGCAAGAGTGTTTATCACGAATTGCACTTACCGGAGGAAGAACATGAGTGAATTCATGTATTTGGATAACAAGATAGGGCTGACTCAAATTCTCTTGGGAATTGCTGTTTGTATTCTTGGGTTGTCTTTAATTCTTTTCAAGATTGACACTTACAAACGATTGAAAGTGCTTGAAGAAAAGGCTGGGATTGTGGAGAAGATAAATGAACATAAGTGAAGAAACGGGAATGGATTGGCCGAATCCAAGAATCGGTAAGAATGAGGTTCAAACGGTAAAGATTGCGGATGAATTTAAGTTTGTGGACAAAGATATTGCTGATGCATTTCGGAATACAAATGCCTTTATTGGGACAGCATTGATGACCCAGTTATCGAGGGATGTTCGAGAATTAACAAAAGCGTTGAGAGATTTCAAAGCTGAATTGGATGATCCGACGTAAAGAAAAACAAAGGAGACTTAAGACAATGAAGGGAACGGTAAAGTGGTTCAATAATCAGAAAGGCTTTGGCTTTATTGCCAAAGAAGAGGGCGGGGATGTGTTTGTTCATTTTTCCGCAGTTGTGGGGACTGGATACAAAGAATTAAAAGAGGGCGATAAAGTTGAGTTCGATATTGTCAATAGCGACAAGGGTGAGAAAGCAGCGAACGTCAAAAAGGTCGCTTAATTCTTTAGAGGGGATGTGGGAGGAGAGGGCCTACTCCCCTCAAAATTTTGGAGGCAATATGCAAGTTACGGATGCTGGACGAGTTGTGGCCGTATCTGAGAGTGCGTTAAAAGCTACGTCAGATATCAATACTCTTTTGTTGATAATCATTCTGGCTGTTTTAACTGGGTTTGCTGGTTCACAGATGGTTTTTAATTATTTGTCTGCGCGAGATAGACAACAATTAATGGACCTTCAGGTGATAAGTATGGTGGCTGGAACAACTGCAAATACCGAGCAGCTCATGGATATTAAAGCGCAGTACAAAGATGTTCTAAATAAAAAGAAAGGAGCAAGACAATGATTCATCAAGGTGAAAGCTGGTATACGGATAATGGGTATGTGGTGCAGATAGTTCCGCCTGAGAATGTGGTGGTCTTAATCTGTGAAAATGAAATTGTCGCAGAATTTAATAGCTTTTCCGAGTTTGCTGATTTTGCAAAAGATATGGCGGCGATTGCTAATGGTGTTGAGCTTAAACTTGATTCGGTTCATCATCAGGATCAATGATTTCTGAGTCGAAGTATTCCCAATCATTGTCGAAGTTGGTTGGTTTTTCAAAGATGACTTCTTTTCCTGTTTCATTTTTGGCGATTATCCATTCAGAACCGATGTATTGAATTATTAAGAATTCATCGACCGCGAAATTGGGTCGTTTGTATTTACGGATATTAAGCTTAAGGTCTCTGTTTCTCATTCAAGTATGTATGTTGTGTGATCGTATTCTTCTTGCTTATGTTTGATGCTACAAAAATCAGAGAAGATTAATTTGCAGTATGGGCATTTTCCGGTTCTCACACAGCGAGACTTATATGCATGACGAGCTTCGACATGGAGGAGTTTCATACGATGCTGACAATTCGGGCAGTTAATAACTTCCATAGGAGATATTCTATATGAATTCCGATAAAAGACTGTGTGAGGTATGGAGACGGTTGGCTGTTAATTTAGAAACTGAATGGAGGCATCGAAACGGATGGATTGGAGATCGACGACCAGAAGCTATTGAACATTATATTGACAGGGAATTTATTCGACTTTTGAATAAAGAAAATGAAGGAGAGACGGAGGTTGATAGTTTATGAAGCCAATAATAAAGCCGGGGAGTTGTTTCTGGTGTGATTCCCCAACTGTGGAAGGGAGGTGTACAAGCTGTGGATTTACAACCAAAATTAACAATCGAATTAGTTCCAAGAACGTCTTGGTTCAACAACGTGAGAAGCATGGTGTCGAAAAAAGAATGGGACACAATCCGGTTTCGGATTTACGACAGAGCAAAACGCAAATGCGAGATATGCGGAGGGAAGGGAATCAAGTGGCCAGTGGAGTGCCACGAGATGTGGGAATACGACGACAAGAAACGCATCCAGAAACTCATCCGCATGATCGCCCTTTGTCCCAATTGTCACCAGGTAAAACATATCGGCCTTAGTGAAATGAGGGGACAATTGGCTGAATGCCTAGAACATTTGGCGAAAGTAAACAATTGGACTTTAGGACAGGCGAATAATTACGCGAGAGAGCAGATGGAGTTGTGGCGAGAAAGAAGCGAATTTTATTACGAAATAGACATTGATTTTCTCAAACGACAGTTTGGGATTGACGTAGAAAATAAAAAATCGGAGGAAGTGTTATGACAATAATTGTGTTCTTGTTGGGTATTATCGGTATCGGGGTTGTCTCCATTAACCGCAGAACAGTTATTCAAAGTTAAAAAGAGTGAACCTGTTCAAGAAGAAGTTCAGAGTAGTGGGCAGATGCAATTCTGCCCCTACTGTGGGCATAAACTCCCATAGGAGGCGAGATGATTAAGGCGTTTAATGAAGTAGAAGATGCTGTTCTAAATATTGTTCAAGACACATTACCAGGAACAGGTATTTGGACAGCATATGAGTTCAGACTTAAATTAAAGGCGAAACACACTGGAGAGAAGATAATTCTTGACGATGTGTCTTTATTTCTGACGAGTTCACAGGAGGAAGCAAATGGCGATAAAAGTAAATAGCAAAGAATTAGATAGCGATGTTGAAGAGGTGTTGTCTGAAGCGTTGATTGTTGATTATTTTGAAACAAATAAACGCATTAAGATTCTTTCAGAGCGTCTCGATAAGATGAAGGCTGGCATTAAAAAGCAATTAATGGTGATGCCTCCAACTGACGATAAAGGGAATGTGACATTGGAAGTGGCTGGTCATGTGGTGAAATTAGAAGCACGAACATCAATGTCACTTAACGAAGTAGAAGCAGAGAGCTGGCTCAAAGCGCATAGACTGTGGGACAAGGTTAAGGTTGAGACGATTGACCATGATAAATTCGAGAAGCTGGTTATCAATGGCAATATCCCGAATGATGTGATGCAGGGATTGGCTGTTAAAAATGTGACGCGAGCATTGAAGATTACCTAGGAGGCAGATATGCCGGATACAAGGCCAATAATTAGAAAGAAGAATGTGATTTGCCCACGATGTAAGCAGGAGGTCAATCCCCAATCTCCTAACAAGCTTATTGTGGGCGGTTTTTCCTATCACAAAATCTGTAAAGCTAAAGGAGGAACCAATGCGAATTCCAATAACAAAGGGTCTATTTATAATCGTTGATGCGGTTGATTATCCCTTTGTTGCTCCCTACAAATGGACAGCAGATGTTCGAAAGAACAATGTTTACGCTTATCGGCAGACTGAGATGAAAGTTTATCTGCATCAATACATTATGGGGAGTCGAAGGGTAGATCATGTGAATGGGGATGGATTGGATAATCGCAGAAGTAATTTACGAGTCTCTTCTCATGCTGAAAATATGAGAAATCGTAAAAAACGTGAGAAATCAACCTCATGGTTTAAGGGAGTTTCGTGGGATATGGAGAGAAATAAGTGGAGAGCTGTGATTCAAAATAAAACATTGGGGAGGTTTAAGGACGAGTTTTCAGCAGCACTCGTCTATAACTATTGGGCCAAGAAATTGTTTGGCCCTTATGCCCTATTAAATGGGGTGAATCATGCCTAGAGAAATGGTCGTTAAGGGGAAGAAGCATACGATGTATCAGATTGGTGAGCTTTCTGGTTTGGTGGGTCGTGATTCTATCACAGTCCGTAAGTGGGAAAATCATGGCCATATTCCAAGAGCTGCCCTTCGCGATAATCGCGGACAAAGGTTGTATTTCAAAGCAGAAGTTGATGCACTTGTAAAAATTGTAGCCGAAGAATTTCCGAGAGCTGGGATTGGGTTTCAAAAGACCCGATTCAAGGAGAGGACATTCTCTGAATGGAAAAAGATACGAGAAAAATATTTAGGAGGCGATAATGAAAATTCTAAAGAAAAAGCTGATGGCGAAGGTCATTTACAGTCAAGGGCTCACATTGTCTAAGAATTATCAATCTTGGCGTGTAGATGCTGGGGTTCAGTTGGATTGTGAGATTGCAGATGTTAAAGATACATTTGAAAGAGCAAAAAAGCTTGTTGAAGAACAATTATCCATCGCGGTAGACGAGAACAAAAAAGTTCTTGGCGATGTAGCAAGGGTTGTGGCTGAACGAGATTAGTGGGGAGGATTTATGGGCAAGAAACTATCGAGCCCGATATTCCCTATACCCTCGTGGTATTTCACGGACATCTTAACCTCAGAAAGTCGAGATGTGGCGAGAATTATGTGGGTCTTTATTCAAGAGAGTTTGGAGGACGGGCATAAAGATGTTCCTGCGTCATTTACTGATATTGAGATGTGGACAGGTCTTGTACCAGACCGAATATCAGCGAGCATTAGAGTTTTGCGGGAGAAGGGATATCTTTTTAGAGTAAAGGCTGGGTCACTTAATTCTGCGTCGGGGACAAGAGAGAAAGCAGTCTATCGGGTTAATTGGGATTTCAAAGAGCAGGGAATTGAAGCAAAAGTAAGACAAATCTATAGCCACATAACTAAGAAATACGATATCGCTGAGTCTCCTAATGGAGACGCACCAACTCAGCATTTAGATGTCAATGTGGCAAAACTGGTTAAGCCCGGAGATAAAGTTCGGGTTGGGAGGTTTGGTGCGGATGAAGAGACGAATACAAAGAAGTGGTTCCGAATTGGTTATCAACCTGTACGAGAGAAATTATTAGAAGGTCCTTGGGGCGTTATGATGCGCAAATTAACTGATGGGCAATTGGAGCAGATGACTTCCCGAGATATTTTGTCTTTTTGGGAATATCGGTATTTGAAGAAATACAGCTCGCCTTATATTCCGATGATGGGAAAAGACCTTAGAATAATTTCCCGACTTAGAAAAGTGGTTAATAACGCGCAGATTATTCGCATGATTCGATGGTTGTTTGATAGTGGACAGCAAGATTACTCAAAACCTGGGATGGGATTATTGGGTTCACGATTGGTAACGGATGTGAATACGAAATCCTTAGCTTGGGAAAAAGCAGTTAAATTAAGCGGAGGTAAATTATGAGCCCTGTTGATGGCATGACTACCGTTTCTAGTGGTGGATTATTTCGCGATGAGAAAGCTCCAACTTCACGATGCATTTCCTGTGGAGCATTTGGACCTGTCCCATTGTGTGAGAAGCATTTTAACGAACTGATGATTTCTTTGGATTATTACGCGCGGGGAGCATTCAAAAAATTGATCGACGCGCATATGTCTGAGATGTCATTTGAAGATAGAAAAATAATGCTGGAACAAAAGAAGATGGAAATTGAAAAGAGGAAAGCTGAACTGGAACAGCTTGAGAAAGAGATAAATGGCTGAAGAAGCTCCAAAGATAGAATCGACGACAGGACTGAAGGGTTGGGCTGGAGAATTCATGCCCAATCCTGTTGTTTATGTCGCTAAAATTAAGGGAGGGAATATGCTGAAGGGTGACATTTCGAATGTTCCGAACCCATATATCGCATTTGATTTTGAATGCTTAATGTATGTGCTGGAAGAAGATAGAAAGCGGGTTGGCTATTTGGAGAAATTGCCGATTCCGTACTTAAATAAAAAATCAATGTTGTTGTATAAGCGATGGCCTGGGTCGATGGAACGAATTACCGACTTGATAAAGGTGGCTTATAACATCATGGTGGTTTATGTGGGTCCTAGACATTTGTGGTCGCATAGGAAAGCTTTGATTGAGCAGTTCCCATACACAAATTTACTGTGCATTAATAATCCCGATGATTTTAGGGAGCAGGTAACTTTGAATCCGCAAGTAACGGTTTACTACACATTGTCAGCGATAAAACAAAGAGAAGCTTATCCCAAGGGGGTGTTGTTTGAAGACTGGGGACTTCTTGGAATTGAAAAACGATAGGAGAGTGACATGGACATAAAAGAATACAAGCATATTCGAGCAAAAATTCGAGATAAATATTATCGAGATTTAGTTAATCTTAGAAAGCAATATTTCTTGGAAAGTGGACGATGGGGAGCAAGAAAGTCAGGGATTTTGCCTTATGTGATTCGAGCGATTGTGAATGCATTTGCGCATGACAGAGATTTCACCATTAAAAATATTCGAAAGAGAATTCACATTTTATTTCCACAATTTAAGAAAGAACCGAGTCCTGAAGCTTTGTCTCAAGCCCTCCATAGATTGAAGGGATTACTGATTGAGGAAACAGGTCGATATGATGGTCGAATGGTTATTTATCGAATTATCAGGGAGAAGAAAAAATGAGCAACCCTTATCCAGATTGGATTTGTTCAGACTGTGGCAATAAATACGGAAAGCCGAGATTTGATGTTTCTACTTGGCATATAGCAAATTGCGATATTTGTGGTGAGAAGAAATCAGTTACGCAACCAAGGGATTTTGGGTATCCGACGATACCTGGGTTCAAAAAGGAGAAATAAAATGGGAATACAACACGCTTGTAAGGACTTCATGCAGAATGGTCAATGTGTGGTTTGTTTGGGTGAGAGAGTGGCATCTACTCCACTTCCGCCTCCTATGCCACCTTCCGCAACTGGCATTAATCCAGCCGGCGGAAGAATGAGTGCGAGACCGATTATTGGGAAGATTGACGCTGTTAATTCTATGGGGTCTCATCCTGCGAATCCGAAGCAATTAAATGAAGCAGTTCAGGTGATGAAGAAATACGAAGAGGGTGCATGGTCTGGAACGCAATTCACGACGGCCTCTGATGAGAAGATATTTAACCCCCGCCAACCGCGCGAAAATCCTAAGCATATTCCGCCGATAGGCCACTCTCATGATAGCGATGAAAAGTAAATCTCCATATCGCCAACCTTGGCCTTCAGTTCATGATCGGTTTTGGCGAAATACTAAAAAGACTCGTACTTGTTGATTATGGTTGGGCTGGAGATTACAAGATGGGTATGGGAAGATTTATGTGAATGGAAAACATTGGAGCGCACATAGACTTTCTTATTTTATGGCTAAAGGAGATATTCCAAAGGGGATGTTTGTTCTTCATAAGTGTGATAATCCTCAATGCGTTAACCCTGACCACTTGGAATTGGGGACGCACTCTAAAAATATAAGAGATGCTTTTCTTCGTGGGAGAATGTCTCAAAAAGGTGAGAGAAATGGATGCGCTAAATTATCACAGAGGGATGTTGCGGTAATTAGGGCTGTTTATCCTAAATTGACTATGCAAAATCTGGCAAATAAATTTGGGGTCACTATAGGGAATATACACGCGATCATTCACCAACGAAGTTGGAATTAATTCGACATAGGAGATAGACATGGCACCTAATGTTGCAGACGTAGAAATACGCCTGATTTCTAAAATATTAAATACCCGCAGCTTAAAAGTCGCTCTGAAAGAAAATGTGACGCAGAATTTCTTTCATGGGGATAATAAGCAGATTTACGCCTACATAGTTGATTATTTCCGCAACTATGGAGAGGTCCCTCATAAGAAAATTGTTAGGAATCGTTTTCCGCAGATTACGATTGTCCCAACGAAGATTGAGCCTATTCGGGCAATCATTGATGAATTAAGAGAGCGCGAACAATACAATCTTCTTAGAAAGACTCTTCAAGATGCCTCTGAAGCACTCCCCAATTCGGTTGATATTGCATTTCGGTCTTTGGTGAAAGCTGTATCGACGATTAATACTGAAATAAGAGTGTCTCAAGATTCTGACTGGGTAAAGAGAGCCAAAGATAGGTGGGCTGAATTTGAAGAGCGAGAGAAGAAGCAAGTGTTTGGAATTCCGACGCGATGGAAGGGGTTGGATAAATTAATGCTGGGATTTCAAGACTATCACCTTGTAACTGTGGCTGGACGACCTGGGATTGGTAAATCTTGGTGGGTGGCATTGAACGCTTATAAAGCATGGAGAAATGGATTCAATGTGCTGGTGGTGACGAAAGAAATGGCTGTTCAAGAAATTGAGCGCAGATTGGATGCTTTACATGCAAAAATTCCTTATGACGATATGAGGCAAGCGAACTTAAAAGACCCAGAAACGAGAGTGCAGTTAAAAAAGAAAATGAAGCGATTAATCAATAAGCCTGTAGATTCTAACACGATTTATGTGTCTGGTGAGGAATTATCTGATGGGGGGGTGTTATCTTTAGCAGCCAAAATCGAGGAATATAACCCTGATATTTTGTTTGTGGATGGGGTTTATTTGCTGACAGACGATAGAGGTGGTCGCTCTAAAGTTGAGCAGCTCTATAATATTACTCGCGATATGAAGAAGCTTACGAAGAAGTTTAAGATTCCTGTGATTCAGACTTGTCAGATGGGAAGAGGAGCTTATGGTGGAAAAGGTGGGGATGATAGATTGGCTAAATTGCAATGGTCGGACTCATTTTCCCAAGACTCAGATGAGGTGATAGAAATATTTCGACGCGCAGATTTACCTGGAATTATGATTCATAACTTGGCGAAACAGAGAGAAGGTATGTCTGGTGAGATAAGAACGCAATGGGATTTCACAACGATGATTTTTGATGAATTAATGCCTGATGAAACTGGGCAGGAAGTTATTCCTTCTTCAAAATCCAATGCTGACATGGATGCTGAGATCGAACGAGATGAAGCGATGAAATTAGAGAAGGAATTTAAGGAGGCACATGATGGACAAAATTCTTGAGTGGCTAAAATTAGACGCTCGAAAATCGGGCGATGGGTATATGGTTCGATGCCCATTTCATAAAGGTGGGCAAGAGAAGAGACCCTCAATGGGATTGAACAATAAATCCGGGCTTTGGTTGTTTCATTGCTTTACCTGTGATTCAGCCGGCACTTTGCCTCATTTAATTTCTTCAATGAAAGGCGTGAATGTGTATGAAGCAATTCAAATTCTTGATGGGAAATTTGGGGTGGATTATGGCTCCAATGCGAAATTGGCGAAGGTATCTTCAACGATTGCCAATATTCCAGAATGGAAAGAACGCTTCAAATTAAAGAATGGGGTGATGGAATTATCCGAAGCTGTGTTAGAGATTTATCGAATATCAGACCCTATGAATTATATGCAGAGACGCAGAATTACTCCCGAGACACAGAAGAAATGGGAGATTGGTTATGACAAATGGATGGAGAGGGTGACATTTCCTGTGCGCGATGAGAATGGCTTATTGGTGGGGATTGTGGGGAGGTCTGTGAATGATAAACAGCCGAAATACATGTTCTATGAGCATTTCCCGAAAAGCGGATTCTTGTATGGGCTCGATAAAGCTAAGGGAGATCAATTCGTCGTTGTTGAGGGTCATATCGACACGCTATGGCTGGACCAATGCGGAATTGAGAATGTGGTGGCGATTCAAGGAAGTCATGTATCAGAGAAGCAAGCTGAATTGTTAAAGAAGTACGCGAAAGAGGTTTTAATCTGGCTGGATAATGACGATGCAGGACATTCTGGCCGAAACCGAATGCGCGATATGTTGGAAGGGTATGTGAAGCTTTATGATGTGAGCTGGGATGCGTTTCCCAAAGCAACAGACCCGAAAGACTTTTCAGTGCAGGATGTTGGGAAGGTCATTAAATCGAAGAGATTTTATGCGCTAAGAGATTTCTTGGTGAAGTTTTAATGAAGTGTCCTAAATGTGGTTCTCATGAAGTTGAGCAACAAGCTGAATCTGGCGAATGGTGGTGGCATTGTTATTCGTGTGAACATGATTGGGAAATAATTAAGGAGGACTCAATGAAAATAAAGATAAAGAAGCAGCGAGAAGTTGCAGAAGAAACCGAAGAGGTAATGGCAAAGGCAGAAGATAATGCGGTGGAGGAAGATGAAGTTGAAGAAGCTCCAGCATCGAAAGCTTGGTTTGCGCAGGGATTCAAACATGCCAAGAAAGAAGCTGCAAAAGCAAAGGCGAGAGGAAGCTGGACTCCTGAGTTCTGGCTGAAGAATGGAGAGGAAGCTGAGGTTAGATTTCTTAGCGATCAACCTTTCTGTATCTACACGCATAGAGTGAAAATCGGGAATCGGTTTGCTGAACGAACTTGCTTGGAAGATACTGGGTCTAAATGCCCATTGTGTGAATCGGGTAATAAGAGGCGATTTGTTGGGTGCTTTTCGATTATTGACCGTCGAAAAGAAAGCTGGACCAACAAAGAAGGGAAATTAATCAAGAAAGAAAACACGCTTAAATTGTGGCGATGTGGACAACGCATCTTGGGTCAGCTCGATAACTTGATTGCCAAGAGGGGTTCTCTGCTGGGTTACGATGTGTCTGTTTCTCGGGCTGGTGAAGGTAAAGACTCTGTTTATAACTTCATCCCCGAACAACCGAGTGCATTATCCGCAGATGATAGAGGGAAGAAGCCTTTGGATTTGGTGAAGTTGCTATCTCCAAAGACTCGTCCTGAACTGTTGGCTGAGATGGGTTCATCGACTGAAGATGAAGAAGAAGTAGTGGAAAGTTTCTAATTGAGGGAGTGGTCAGGATGTCTTACAACAGAAAAACGTTATAGAGCATATTACTTGAGAAATAAGGAAAGGATCAATTCAGTGAGAAGAGGACGATTCAAGAAATGTTCTCTCACGAGACGGTTGTATCGTTACTCAATGAAGAGGGCTGATTACTTAGATATGGAAAAACGACAACAAGGTAAGTGCGCTATATGCGGTAAGCATCCTGACCGCCTTCAAATAGATCATGACCATTCCCAAATTTATCCTGTTTTGATTAGGGGATTGCTGTGTCATAGCTGTAATACTCTTCTTGGTCGTGCGAAAGATGATGTAGAAATTCTTAAATCTGCAATTTCGTACATTAGAAAGTGGAGAAAATATCGTGAAAATAATTCTTAATTCTACTCGAAATAATTTAACTCGAATAATTCGAACAATGTCCCAATTAAATATTGTTCATGCTGCTCTTAAACGGGCCCATAAGTTTGCATTTGATACTGAAACTGAGGAAGATGGTTCATTGGTAGGTTTAAGCTTATACACTACTGAAATGGGGAGTGTATTCATCCCTATGGGGTTTGATACGTCCGATTACGCACAATTTCGGAACGGGAATAAAATTCTAAACGCGACATTTGATGATCGTCAGTTAAATATGGGAACTGTGATGGATAATTTACAGCCCATATTTTCTGATCCCGATAAATTGTGCATTGGGCATAACATCAAATTCGATATGCATGTGGTCAATAGATATGGCCTCAAAATTAAGAATCAACTTTGCGATACGATGACAATGGCTTGGTTGGTTGATGAGAATTATTTTGTGGGATTGAAGCCGCGAGTTATGAGGGAGTTCAAATTCAAGATGTTGGAATTCTCAGACATTGTTGGAAAGGGGAATGGTAAAGAGAAGATTATTAATCTGACGATTCCCTTTGTGGCTCACTATGCACGAAATGACGCTGAGTGGACATATAAGCTCTATGAGAAGTACGAACCCGAATTGGTGCGCCTTAAATTGGACGACATGTTTTATCGGGTGATGATGCCGATGTTGCGAATTTTATTCAAGATGGAAAGGACGGGGGTATTAATCGACCAAGCGCATATGGACGCATTGGATAAGCGATTTACTGGTGAGATAGCTGTAACGCAAGCGAAGATATTTAGCCAGGTAGGGTCTCAGTTTAATTTGAATAGCACGAAACAGATGGCCGATATTCTGTTCAATAAATTCAAATTGAAGCCAATTAAATACTCCAAGAAAACAAAAGCTCCATCAACTGATGAAGAGACGCTGATTGAGTTATCTAAGAATTCTGCCTTTTGCAAAGACATTATTAATCATCGTGGATTGCAGAAATTGAAAGGGACTTATGTGGATGGGGTACGTTCAAGATTAAAGAATGGGCGCATTCATACGAGCTTTAATCAAGCTCGAACTGTGACGGGGCGATTATCTTCCTCTGACCCGAACCTTCAGAATATCCCAATTCGGGTTGAGAATGGGAAAGAGATTCGCAATATGTTTGTTGCGGGTCCCGGTAATAAATTGCTGGTGTTCGATGAAAAGAATATCGAATTGCGATTGATTGCTCATTTCTCTAAAGACAGGGTGATGATTGACGCATTTAATCATGGGAAAGATTTGCACATGATTACTGCTTGCAAGATATTTAAGAGACCTGCTGATAAGATTACGAAAGCGCAGAGGGATATCGCCAAAGCTGTTAATTTCGGGATTTCATATGGAGAGGGACCGACGGCATTATCTGAACAATTGGGTATCTCAAAGGATGAGGCAATTCTTTATGTGGATGGGTTCTTTATGACTTATCCGATGGTGTTGCCTTGGATTGAGTCTGTGAAAAGGTATGCGCATGAGAAAACTTATGTGCGCACTTTATTGGGGCGATACAGAAGGGTTCCTGAGATTAATGAGCCACTCACTAAAGACCCACGAGATAAGCAAGAACAACGGCGGGTATTTGGAATTCGAGCCCGAGCAGAAAGACAAGCTGTGAATGCAATTATTCAGGGAACAGCGATGGACATTATTGCGCTGGCGATGATTAAGATAGCTCCACAATTGGGGAAATCCTGCAAGATGTTAATTCAGGTACATGACGAATTGGTGTTTGAGTGTGCGGAATCCAGAACTGGATTGTATACGCCGATAATTAAACGCGAGATGGAAAATCCATTCAAAACTGGATTTAAGCTTTCTGTGCCGATAGAAACGGATGTGGCGATTGTCGATAAATGGGGGAATGCAAAATAATGGACATGAATAGAACTTGGAACGCGAAGAATCCTTTTCAGGGTAAATTCAAGCGGGTATTGTGTATTTGTTCTGCGGGTTTATTGCGCTCACCAACTGTGGCTTGGGTGCTGTCTAATGAGCCTTACAACTTCAATACACGCGCTGTGGGCATAGATGAGGGGATTGCTCTCATAAAGCTCGATGACACGCTCCTTGAATGGGCTGACGAGATTTTGTGTATGGACGAATATCAAACACTGAAAGTGAAAGAACGCACAAAGAAACCTGTGTTTAATCTGCGCATTGGAGATAATTTTGAATATAGAGATAAGGGTTTGATTCACATAATTAAATTGCGATACGAAGAATTAATTCAAGGAGAAGATAATGGAAATCGACAAGTTCAATGAGGTAGTCAATCAGCGTTGTGAAAAGATGAAGAATGTTTTGAGCAGTAAAGGTAACGAATATGCTCGTGGTGATAGACTTTCTAATTTCAAGAAAGGGTCATCTGCATTGACACAAACCCCTGAGGAGTTCTGTGTTGAATTATGGATGAAGCATGTGATTTCAATAATTGATTTCGTCCAAGATATTGGGAAAGGTAAGTTTCCGACGCGAGAATTAATGGATGAGAAGATTACTGATGGCATTAATTACTTGGTGTTATTAGAGGGTTTGATTTATGACAGGTTCGAAGTTAAATAACTATTTATTTGAAATCGCGGTTCGATATTGTGTGTGGTATTACGCTCAATTAAAGTCTCCGATATCAAAGAGAGAAGCACGAAAAATAATTCATAGAGATTTAGGGAGGCTAATGAATGAAAATAAAGGGAAAGCTGGTTAAATTGCTTTCTGGCTCAACTGGATTGATGGAAGTTACTTTTATCCCAGAAGGACCAGAAGATTTAGATGGGCTCGATATGCAGGTAGGCGATGAATATTTAATTCCAGATGTTAGTGTGATAAAGGAGGAACGAGATGGGAGCATTAGACAAGGCACTGAATCAAATTAACAAAACATACGGCGAGGGAACTGTAGTACGAGGCGATCAAGCATCTTCCCTTAAGATTGAGAGAGTTTCATGGGGTGCATTTGCGCTTGATGTTGAGACTGGTGGAGGGGTTCCAAAAGGGAGAATTATATCAATTCACGGGCCATTCTCTTCTGGTAAGACTTCTCTTGCCTTGAGATTGGCGCATCAAGTTCAGATTGGTGAAGAACCGAATAAAGTGGTGTGGGTAGATGCAGAAGGAGCATTGGATTTACCTTGGGCCGAGAAATTGGGATTGGACTTAAAGAAGACTTATATAGTTCAGCCGGATGAAGGTCCGAAAGGTTTGGATATTGCTGAAGAGCTTGTAAAGACCAAAGAGATTGGTTTGCTGGTTATTGATTCTGTGGCGAATATTGTTCCGACGCAAGAGACAGAAGGTTCGATGGAAGAATGGCAGATGGGACTTCATGCGCGATTGATTAATAAGTTTATTAGAAAAATCTCGATGGCACTTCAACCTGGGAATTTAACTGGTCATGGTAATCAATGTATAGTTACGCTACTGAATCAGGAGCGAGCAACGATGGACAAATACCATCCGATTACAACTCCAGGCGGTAAAGGTAAAGAATTCGCGGCGTCGATAATTGTGGCTCTTCGACGAGGAGATTGGATTAGTGATGAAGAAGGCAAGAAAGTGATGGGTCATGAGATTCACTTTAAGGTGGAGAAGAACAAAACATTTCCTCCGAAGAGAGAAGGGTCTTTTGACTTTTACTTTATGGATGGTCCCTTGTTTAAGGGTGGTGAGATTGATAATGAGAAATCGGTAATTCTGTATGGTGTGGAGAAGAGCTTCATAGAAAGAGCTGGAGCTATTTACCGATATCGCAATCAAGCATTTAAGGGAAAAGAAGAGCTTCTTAAATTTTTCAAGCATCATCCCGCAGAGATATCTCATTTGCGCGATAAATTAATTGATGTGAGCCCGAAGATAGACCGAGAGACTGTTCTGACGCCGAAGAAATTAAAATTCAAACTTAAGTAGGTGAAATATGCAGCTAAAAACAGACAAGAAGCGAGTTGAGGTTTTATTGGATGACCGAGACTTAAACGAAATCTTGAGTGGACGGTCTGTGATGATCCCTGAGCTTGGAGCAAATGACCAGAGACCTTTGGTTGTTTCGAGATGGTTAAATCCTGAGCTTAAAATTATTAATCGCGCAAATGACTTAAAAGCTCTTGAGATATTAACAGGGAAAAATCCTGTAGATATGGCGAAAGGGAATGCTTTTTCAACTGTGTCCCCGCTTAATGCCCCAAAACCTGTAGAGATTAATTCACGACCATTCGCATTGGAGGATAAAGAAGATGGCACTTCGAAACTTGGACAAACGGTTCCTTTCTCAGAAGCAAGAAAAGAGACTAGCGCGAGATTTCCGAGGTCAGGTCCGTCCCAATTCGGGCGCAATTTCAATGTTAAAGGGGGACGTGAAGACAAAGGTATTCCTGGTGGAAGCAAAGAGAACAGACAAGAAGCAGATAACTCTTCACCTGGATTGGCTGGAGAAGATAACGAAAGAGGCGAATCGAAATAACCGATTCCCAGCACTTGCTTTGGAGATAGGCAATAAACGCTGGATAATCTGTGAGGAGAATGATTTCAAATTATTAACGGAGGAATGATATGGCGATTGATCCGAAAACGGGACGCCCAATAGATAACGCGACACTCATTGGAGTTGATCCTGCTGACCCATTAGGTGACAAAACTGTGATAGCTGATGTGAGATTAACGCGAACGATTAATGGAGCAGTTGAGTCTTCTTTAACCGCGCAAGATATACAGAAAGCTGTGGCAAAATTGAAGGAAGCCCATTTGCCCATTAACATAAACATTGATGGGTTGGCTAAGAAATTAGCTCATGAAGCGGCTTATCAATTAGACATGGAGGTGGCTAATTCTATGAAACCCTCAATGAAATTCTATTCAAATGTGCTGGGAGCTGGTGGGTATGGTGTGATGCCTAATGCGCGAGAGATAGGTAATCGAACGCAGAACACGAAGCTGATTATTATAGCAGGGACGATGCATGAATTGTCGAGCTTTATTGACAGCAAAAGGTCTCCGTATAAACAGGTAATTAAGATTGGCAAGAAAGAATATAAGCCCGAAGAGATATGGGGAATCACTACGAACAATGGGATTGATTCGATTCAGGGATTGGAGTTCAAAGATATGCAATTTGCCTTTGTTGGGACATTTGAGAAGGGCTCAAGTTTCAGTGAGATGATTGATTATATTATCAGTCATGACCGATCATGAGCCTCAAGGACATTCTTAAGACTTTCAAAACAGACCAGATTCTTGTTCCTGCGCTCGATAGATATTTAATCTCGCTGAATGACAAGAAGCCTGGGGATGGCTTTATTCATCCATCAGGGATTACCCGATGTCTGAATGAGACTTATGCGAATATGGTGGGAGCGATATCAAAAGACAATATTGACCCGCGATTGAGGCGCATCTTTGATAATGGCCACTACACTCATCGACGATTGCAGAGGTATTTATTGAAGGCGGGACTTCTTGTTCCATCGAAAGATAAATTTGGGGAACATGAGTTCACAAATAAGCAATGGCGAATTCATGGGACAGCAGATGGAATATTAAAAGCGGGACCACGAATCTTGGAGATTAAGAGTATGAACAGCCGGCAGTTCATGACGCTTCAAGGTCCTAAACCAGAACACATATGGCAAGCTCATTTGTATATGTGGATGAGTAACATTAAGGAGTCAGTGTTTTTATATGAGAATAAAGATACGCAAGATTTGAAAGAATTTTTGTCGCCATTTGATGAAGAAACTTTCGAGACAATATTTGAGAGGGTAAAGTATGTCAATGTCTGTTACGACAGTAAACAACGACCTGATAGATGGATTTGTGGAAACTGTGAGTTCTGTGAGCGAAAAGACTATTGATGAGATTCTTAAAGAACTTAAGCTTCTTCAAGCTCAGTTAATTGTAGAGCCATTATTTGAAGTCAGCACTTGTGGAATATGGGAGGAGATATGAAAATTAAGATAAAGGCACCACCATTGAGAACATCTTATGACACAGTAAAAGAAGAGGCTACGAGAGAAGCAGCTAGAACAGAAATGCTTCCTGAACCACGTCCTAATGTGGACGCGAAAGACTTCCCGATGAGTATTGTGGATGTGCAGGATCATGAGCTTGGTAATCTGCACTCTTATTTTACTGGGATGGCTTGTTACGCAGAGACCATCACATCTCGCGCAGATAATGATTTAATTATCGCTGAAGCAGAGATGGAACACACGAAAGCAAAGTTATATCTTATGTCTGCTGGAAACGAGACAGTTCAAGAGGCAAAATCAAGAGTTCAGATTCATCCCGATTTTGTTTTCTTTAATCGCAAATACTTGGTCGCTCAGTCTTTCTATAAATTATCCAAGAGCAAGCTGGAGGCCTATAATAAGAAATGCCAATGTATCTCCCGAGAGATTACGCGGCGTTCAAATAGCTTTCCACAGCTCACAAAGGATGTCCAATGAATGTGATATCGAGAAAACGAGCAATTGTCCCAATTCATTCAGCATTGATAGAGGCTATGTTTCTCCCTGATGGTGCAAGAATTGTCGCAGGGAAATATAATGGTGATCGACTGGAATTGTGTGTTGAATACGATAAATTCGATGAGGTTGAAGAGGGAACAATTCCTCCGACGAAGATTATTGTTCACGAAATGGTGAAGAGGTTTGAAGATGTCAGGTAAATGGGTGAGCATTAAAAAATACAAGAAGCCTGATTCATTATTTAAGGGTCAGCTTGGACGCATAGAGGGAGTTACATTCATAGAGACTCGAGTCCCAAAGCATGTGATTAAGAATTGGAGACTCGTTTCCCAATGGGATAAAGACAGACATGGTGATGAGATTTGGGACCAATTAATCGCGGAGGATTTGTACTATAATCCTGCTGGTGAAAGTAAAAGAAAGGTGTCCTAATTGTAAGATTCCATTAATCTGTATAGAATGGCCGAATGGACTTGGTGGTTATGATGTAGCCTGTACCGTATGTGGGTACTATGCCGCGATAACTGATGGAGGAAACGATGCGAAAAATTCTCGGTCTTTTAACCTTGATGTTGATAGCAATTCCCGCCTTAGCTCTTGACCCTCCGACTGTTTCTACAAATACTCCTGCTCCTATTGTTGCTTTGGCTG